AGCCTGTCCTTGTTGTATTTTTGAAACAGCACCCACAAGCATGGCGTTTAATTTATCTAAAGAAGAATCTATAGAGGACGACACTCCTCTTAATGAATTTAAATTTTTTATTTGAGCTGATGCCATAAACGCTTTTTGTGCAGCATTTGGATCTACCATAAATTTTGGGTTTATCTGCTGATTATTAACTTCTCTACTCTTTAGCCACTGGTAGGCCCCTACCCCAAGGGCAGCGCCGCCAAGTCCTGCAACCATTCCTCCAACGCCCAAAGATGGCTTAAGCCCTCCAGCAACGCTTTTTACGTTTTGCATCCCTTGTGGAAATTTTTTACCCAATGCACCTACCGCCTGTCCTGGCATTCCTTTTATTTTTTGGCCTAAAGCTCCTATCTGAGATATTGGTTTTCCAGTTGCTGGATCTATACGCTGAACAAATCCTCCTTTTGGAGCACCTATTCCTTTTGCTCTAAATTCCCCCAAAGCCCGAAGTGTTTCCTGCCCTTTTTTTGTCTTAGATAATTGTCTATAAAAAGCCTGTTTTTGATCTGGTGGCAAACTTTCTATTCTTTGAAAATTAACTCTCGCTGCATCTCCAAATCTGTTTTTTTCCAAACTCTTGATTAAATTGTTAGGAGTTGTGTACACTTGTTTGCCAGTTCTAGGATCATTTACAACATATCTTTGATCCATAACAGATGCTCTAGGAGCAGACGCTCTTGCTGACTGCGCTGCAGATGTAGATTGAGGACTATCTGACGCTATCTCATATGGAGTTATGTTTCCGCTTCTTGGAATAACATTAGGCATTGCTGCTGCTGGTACTGCTGCTGGTACTGCTGCTGGTACTGCTGCTGGTACTGCTGCTGGTACTGCTGCTGGTACTGCTGCCGCTCCCCTTCTTCGACTGACTCCAATTGGCCCAGACGGATTGACTGCAGCTGGTAATGTTCCAAATTGATTTAGTAAAGACTTAGGTGTTAATCTAACAGTAGAAGTGTCTGCAAGCGGAACTGAAGAAGCTTGACCTGAGACAGCTATTTGCTTTGCAGCATTTCGTGCACGATTTGCTGCTTGCATTCTTTCAGTCGCAGCTATTTGCGCTGGAGTTCTTGACCCCCTTGTTGCTGGTGCTGGTGATCTTTGAGAAAATTTGGCTAGTAAGTTTTCTTCATATGCAGATTCGGCAATTTTTATTTGACTGTCAATATTATCAATAGTATTTATAAATTCTTGATTGTCACTTATTTCTTCTTGAGCAAATTTGGACATTGCTTTCATATGACTGTCACCAATCCAACCATTAGCAAGACCTTGAATTGCCCATTCTTCTGACGTTAATTTAAGCTTATTTTCACCGCTTGCTTTTTTTATTATTCTTGCCATAGCCTCTCCGTTGTCAAAAGGATTTAAATTAAAAATAGATAAAATATAATACGTCAAAGCACAGGAGAAACCTTTCGAATGATTAATTTATTTAAACTAGCAGATCTAAATATACAAGAAGACAAAAATATAATATTTTTCTTAAAAAGGATGTTGACGTTAAACAATGATCCAAAAGGCATTTTTGGACCAACTCCAAATCAAAGAAGTAGAATAGTTTCCATAATTGGCAAAACCATGAGGAATATGACTTTAGAAGATTTTAAATGGTTGCAGTCAAGTCTTTCAGATGATATTAAAAACAAAACTGCTAATTTTCAAAAACTGATAGACGAAGGGATTAATTTTATATCTAAAGGTAGTCAGTCTGTCTTAGAAAAAGGTACAGATGCTATTGGCGTAAAAGAAAAAATGACAATAGACGTTCCCGCGCCTGAAAAGACACCTACATCTCAGCCAGTCACAGAAGAGTCAAAGCCTACCATAGTTGACACAAAACCAAGCACTTCTGTTACCACTCCCGTATCAACTGCAGACAAAAAATTCCTAATGTTTAAGGTAGAAAAAGGAGAGCTGACAATTCAGCCTTCCTTGAGTAAAAATGTTTCTGATAAAGTAAAAGAAATAATAAAGAAACATTCAAAAAATATAACATTTGCTATAGGCAATATATTTACAGTATCTAAATTAAATCAAGATTCATATAATGCTTTAATTGAAGATCTTAAGAGCGCTGGCTGGGATACAGAAGGTCTTAAAGAATTAGGAGACCAGCTTCCTTCCAAAGAATCACTTTCTAATAAGAAGAATTATGCGGAAACAAGACTAGAGTTCAAGATAGCTTTAGATGAAACAAACAATTCTTTTGATTTTCTAATAAAAGCTCCAGATATTGATACATTAGATATTGATAAAATGAAACACGTAAATGAGATTGTGTCCGTATGTTTTGTTGGAGAGACTACTAACAAAAATCTTGGTAGAGGAGAACATGTTAATCCAGAAAACAATGAATTAACGAGAGGATACCAATATAGAAGATGTCCTGTTGCCGTTGTTGCAGATGCAGTAGTATTAAAAAGCGGCATATATGTAAGAGGAACCCCTTCTGATTTTGCCAGATTTATTAATTTATCAAAAACCAGAAAAGCTTTCGAACCAAAATCTCTAGAAAAATTCAATAGAGCAATTCACGAATACGGACTGGCTGGTAAGTTTTTTGATGGTCGTAAAAACTCTTATATAAGTCCAGATGAATTGCGATTTGAGGGAGATCTTGATGGCTATAGTAATGAAGATGACTTTATAGATGCTGCTCAGAAAATAGCTAAAGTACAGCTACAAGGAGCATTGCGTAGAAAAGGCAAAACAGCAGAAAGTCATCCAGACGAGTTTTCCAAGCTTGGTCTATATGATGCTCAAATAGATGGTATAAAATTTTTATACTCAAAGACGAACGCTATCTTAGGTGACGAAACAGGATACGGAAAAACAGTCCAATTACTAACTGCAGCTCAGATGAGAATTCTAAGAGAACAGGCAAAAGACAAGACAGGCGTAGGTAAGGGAGGTCTGATTCTAACCAAAAATGCTGTTGTACAAGAGATGATAAATGGACTTGCTGACATAGGCTCTGTGGTTGGCTTTAATGCAAACCAAGTGTGGGATGGAGACATGCTATTTGATTATATAAAAAGGAATCGTTTAGATGAAAAAGAAAGAGCAGCTAGCGCTCCCGTTCCTCCTCCATGGAGGTGGTGTGTAATAAACTATGAGAAATTCTCTATCCCACCCGCAGATCCAGAGCGTAAAAAAGCTAATTTAGAAGCAAAAAGAAATGCATTTAAGTCCAATCATTTAAACGCTCGCAATTTACTTTCAGATTTCATGCAAAAGATTTATGGTTCAGGAGAAGACAAGCCTGCATCATTACTGATAGAAGGGATTAAGAATACTCCAGGCATTCACCCAGATATAAAATCAGTAGCACTAAGCCTTGTAGACGTGTTTTTTAAAGTAAATTTTGAAGACATTAAGTCTAGAATTATGTATGATTTGATGTTTGACAAAAGTCGCACTAGTGTGCAAAAAATGCCCAGATCTCAGGCTGAATCTATAGCTGCAGAAAAAATGAAATCAATAAAAGAAAAAGACGGAGATTATATCAAGGTAAATGCAAGTAAGTTTTTAAGAATCCTAAAAGAACTAGAAGTTTATCAAAACACCTTATTCGCAAACGAAGACAAAAAGACTAATAATGCAATTGCAAGAATAGTTTCACGTCAAGAAGTTCCAGTGAAACAAGCGGAAAAAATGCAAATAATAAATAATCCCAACTCTTCAACAGAAGAGATAGAAGCAGCAAGAGAAGAATGGGACGTACTTGAAGAAATGAGATATAGATATTTAGATGGAGGCAAAAGAGCTATACTTACAAAATATCTTGAACATATGGCGAAAAGCGGATATCTTACATTAACCGCCCTGGATGAAATTCATACTGTAAAAAATGGCGATCCCGACAAACAAGACATCTCTGGAGATCTTGAGCACGAAGAAAATTACACTACTTTCAATATACAAGAAGTGACCAATAATGTTTCAAATGTATGGGGAGCTTCTGCAACAGTAGTGGCTAATAAACCTATAGACTTATTTAATCAGCTGCAAGCAGTCAACAATCCACTTGGCGATTTAGGATATGATAGCTTTATAGGCAGTGTTTCTTCTGGCATACCAGGTATGAGTGGAGCTGCAGGCACAGGAAGAGCGATCAGAGATGCCTTAGTCCAGCAAGGCGTTTATCTACAGCGAACCAAAAATCAGATATGGGATAAGAAAAAATCAGATGAAATTAAACTAATAGTAAAGAATACTTCAGGAGTAAGTATAAAAGACTCTCAAGCAAAGAGCATACTTGATCTTTTAAGACAAATGAAATCAACCAATAAATTAGATGCTTCTCTTTTAAAAGAAAACATTAAGAGTTTGTTAGGTAAAAATATTAACGATAGTGTTATTAAAAGTTTAATAAGCCTCAATCCTGATAATGTAGAACAAAAAGTAAGCGTAGTAGATGCCAAAGATGAAGTCGCTATTGAAAGCTCTGTTAAAGAAGACTTTGACAAGAGGTTTAGAGAAAGAATGGAAATTACAATGAGTAAAGGAGTGATTGGTCCAAACCTAAGATTAGCTGCTTTTACTCACTATAGATTTGCTGCAGCAGAAGTAAAGGTTCCTAACACTCTTGCTCTAATAAAGCCATACATAGATAGGGGAGAAAGAGTTGGAGTATTTACGGCGTCCTCAGAGGCCGTAGAGATGCTTGTCAAAGGCATACAGGAAATGCTAGACAGCTCTCCGCTTTCTGGTAAATCAGTTTTAAAAATAGTTGGAGGTCAAAATTTAGAGGACAGATTTGCAGATGTTAATGAGTTTAAAAAATCAATTAAGGATAGTAGTTTTGGAGCAGCCGTAATTAACATAAAAGCTGGAGGAACAGGAATAAGCTTAGAGAACACGGCTAATTTCTCTGTATTCAATGATTTGCCAATTTCAGTTTCAGAAGACGATCAGGCACTCGGTCGTTTCTTCAGAATTAACACAGAAAGCGATGTTCAAGCCGTATATGTGGTAGCTCCACAAATAAGTTCTGATGAAAAGTTTTATGATAATTTACAGGCGAAAAAGCAAATAGCGAGAGAGATTGCAAATCTTGAAGAGCAAGACAGGGAATATATTGCTATGGGGCTATATGCAAACTCTGATGAAAGAAGAAAGTTGTTACAAAAAATCGTAGAAGAACATAAGAAGATGAAAGAAAAAGAAGCAGAGTTTGAAAGAATCAAAATGGAAGTTGTTAATAACGCAGTTCCTGAAAATACTCCTTCTGGGAAAAAACCAAGCAAAAGTAGAAGAAAAAAGGCCAATTCAGATATAGGCTGGTACAAGCTAGCCCAATCATTATTCCTATATAATTTAGGGAGATCAAGTTGAATTGGACTGAATCCTTCAAAGCATACTGCTTAAATACAAAAATGAACACTCTTCCTAGTAATGCAAATTGCTGGGAAGATTTCAATAATGCCAGAAAAGGATATAATTCAATAAAAATGTTAAGACAATTTAGAGCAGCAAATGGTCTTTTAAATTACGGATCAATAGGCAATCCTCCAGATCCTGATAATTACACCAATACTTGCTCTAATCAAGATTAGATGGCTTAATTTCACATATCTTTTCTTTTACTATATCATTAATCACTTGAAAGGCAATAACGTCCCCAAATGTGTCTTCTGGGTTATTCTTTGCTCTTTTCTTAGCTGAATCAAATTCTCTCTCTGTTAACAACAATTTATTAACAATACCATTTTCGTCTAAAGCTGCTATATAGATATATTTTTCAGCCTGCCTTCCACGTCTATTTTTATTACTCTTGCCTTTCATCTATGTTTTTTCCTTTGACTGTTAATTTAATTAATTTTTTAAAATCTGCGGCATCTTTTTTGTAGCCCTGTAGGTCTTCGTCTTCAGAATTTTTTGTCCATTGCCAATTCCAAAATAAACTCTCAGGCGTATTGAATCCAAAATATGATAAAACCTCTTTCTGTATCTTTACAACATCAGAGCCTCTCCAGTTGTGTCCAGTGCATATAAATCCAGCATCTATGCCTTTTACTATATTTTTCTCTTTTAATGTTACATTTATATTTTCTATCCAGCTGAGTCTTTCAATAATTTTTTGATACAAACCATTTGCCTGACCCCATCTGATAGAGCCAAAAAACAATATACAATCACTATCAAAGAGTGGTTTTGTTATCTTCCATAGCTCATCATCCTTTACGTTTATAGATGCCCAACATCTATGATTGCCGCTTGGATTCTTTTCTTTATCTTTTAATAAACTATCTTTTACTCCACAGCTATTTCCATCCATTCGAGATATATTTCCTTCACACATGGCAATGTTTAGAGAGTCTGCATGTATAATAACTGGCTCTGCTTTCATTCTTTTAGAAAGAGCGTGAGCTATTTGAGTAGACTTTGGAATATCTTCTTGCTTGCCTTTTATTTGAAACCGATTAGAGGTGGTCACAAATACTGCTCTATTTTTAGCATTGAGATAATCTAGTGTGTTATTAAAATTGCTAACAAAATCACTTGATTGTGCATATTTTAATATGTCTTCAATGCAGAAAATATTATTCATAGTATTTTATTTACTAGATTTTCTCCAGCCGCCCCCATGTTGCTTATACCATTTGCTAGCCCACAAATTTGCGTATGCTGATGGATACACGTCAAACTTTTTCTTGGCCATTGATTTTGCCCTAGACCAAAGACTTGGCTTAGTCGGTTTTCTTCCAGAGCTTGATTTTTTACTTTTCTTCTTTGCCTCTTTTGTTATATCATCTGATTGTGCTTTTTTTGGATTATCTATCAATTTAGACTTATCAAAGTTTAAATAAGCCTCTTCTGGCCCAGAACCTAAAGAACCTATTTCAACTTCAGCTCCTCTGTTTTTAGCTGCATTGTTCAGCGCCTCTATTACCTCTTCTTCATCCAGGGGCTCTCCAACCACCTTAGACATGGTGTCTACTAAAATATTCAATTGAGATATTAACTGAGAAATCTTATTAGATTCATCAACTGGCATCGTTTCCATTTTTCCAGTCATAGTTGCCTCTATCAATCTGTCAGCTACATCCTGTAAGCTCATCTTTGGCATATCTGCCCTGTATGCTGTCTTTAAAACTTCTAAAATATTCAATTTAAAAGGTTTGACATCATACTCCATCGCACTATAGTCTATTCCAGCATTTTTAATCATTTTGGAAAATTCTGATATAGCTTGTTTGGCTGTTTTTTCTAGAATTATTCCATCAAAAGAGTGGCCATTTATTTTACAAGCAAATTTAAATGCGTTAAGATCTTTTACACTAGCAGCTTTTTCTCTTTCAGGAGGCGCATCTAGATGCATGTCCATATAGGGGCAATAATACTTGCCTTCTTTGTTGTCATAATAATAAGCTTTCCTGTCTTTATTTAGGTATGGACCTTCTAGGCCTTTTCTTGGATTAAACTCTTTGCCCTCACGGTCTGTAACTTGCTTCATATTACCAGATTCATCCATTACTAAATCTTCTTTGGCGGCTACTTTTATCAAACCATTTCGGTTAACTATATTCTTAAGATTTGACCAATTAATTAAAGAGGGTATATTTTTTGACATAAGTTATCTCCTATTTTATTTAATTACTAAATTTAAATTATAAAGCCTTTGACGTAGGTAAAAATAAAAAATAGTAGTATCTATATATAGCAAATGAAATACTTGCGCGCTCCCAATAGGTTGAGCGCAAGTTGCCAGAGCGCCCGCCTCTTCCCCTGGAGTGCGGGTTTTTTATTTAGAAGTTTGTTGACCGATATAGCTCGCGACTTCATGAAGATCGTCATGAGCTGTTGTTATATGTTCAAACATCCATGCCTCAACTTCAACTGAATCTAAATGCTTATTTAAGATATGTGCCATAAGCAATATCTGTCTGATCTTTTCCTTCGCCATTCCATTAGCGTTTTCAGAAGAAAGTTTGAATATATTTTTTTGTGTCATTTTTTACCACCTTGCTTTTTCTTAACTTTCATAACGCATCTTTCGTATTTTTTCTTATCTTCTCTACCTACAGATTCTGTGCACACAGCCCAAGGATTAGGGTCCCATTCTTTTTCCTTTTTAGCACTTTTATACCAGTTCATGTTAACATTGCTTTCTTTCTTTTCTTCGCTTTTAGGCAATGGACTCAAAGGTTTTCTTTCTTCAAATTTTCTAGAAGGGTCGAACGGCTCAAATCTGCTTTTCATTCTACCCAAGGCTTCATCAGGGACTCTATGTATATTCTTTGTCATCTCTCCAGATGGTCCAATGGTGCCCTCTACATGCACAAATGTCACGTAATATCCATGTTCTTGAGCTGCTTTTACATAAGGAGACATCTCCCAGTGCTGAGTATTGGTATTTGCTAATGCAATTTTGTTTTCTCCCCGCTTCATTGCCTCTATAATTTTGTTTTTGGTTGATTCATGAGCTTTACCAAGAAGAGATGGGTTGAAGCTCATGTCTTCTCCATACAAGCCAGGGTAATCGTCTGCAGCGTAAACATTTCCATCAGCTAATTGTTCTGCTACAGCGCTTTTTCCGCTACCAGGCAGTCCTCTCATCACATAAAGTGTTTTCGAGCTATTCACATTTCCTCCAGTTTAATAATAAATACTTTAATATACACATACACACCTTTATAGTCTTTAAAAATTGATAACATAAAGCTTCCCTATCAGTCTCATACGTGGATATAGATTGCTTCAACAGAAGGATTTTGAGTCCGTTTTGACGAAAAGAAAGCTTCAACCCCTTAACAAGGAGATTTTATGATGAATAGTGATCGTATGTTTATTTGTGGATGTTTGGCTGCTTCAGTAGTGTCGTTTGCTGCATATGCAGATGATACCCCTGCTCCAGCCAACAATGATTGCGGCAATTCTTGCCTTTTTAAGTTGGAGAATTTTGGGTTTTCAGAGACAATAAAGGCATACAATTTTGATGGAGATAACTCTATTACAGAGTTTAATTCCACCTTGACATTCACGCCTTCAAAAGAGTGGAACGCCCATGTTTCTCTTCCAGTTATAAATCAGGATAGCGTTAGCACAGGCATGCTTGAGGTTGGCGCAGACTTTTTGGTTGCCAGCAATCTATGCAAGTTTGTTGACTCTTTCTCAATCGGCTTAGATCTTGAGCTTCCAACTGCTAATGCAGATTTTGGAGGAAATAGCGTTAACACGATTGTTAGTGCAGATTTAGACGGCAAGGTTGGAATTGCAGATCTAAAGTGGGGCGCTGGAGTTAGCAATCAGTGGACCACTGATGCTACTTACGCTCCATTATTTGGTGGATTAGTGGAAGGAGACATCTTCAATGCCAATGCAATGCTCGGGCATTCTTTTGCAGACGGCAAGTTCTGCGTTGGAGCTAACTACAACTATTGGAATCTTGATGGAACTGGTGAAATTCATACGATTGGTCCATCTTTCGTAGTTCATTTTAGCTCTAATTTTGATATGGAGTTTGGCTGGGATATCCCGTTCTCTGAGTTCGATGGATCTCAAGTGGATGATGTCTTCACTGTAGGCGCTTCCCTGAAGTTCTAATATAGTGCAAAATAAAAATAATAAAGACAGGCAATTTGCCTGTCTTTATTATTTTGTCTACACATATTAGTCGGTCACTACTGCCTTTTATTCGCACTTATTCTTATTGGCATTACGCGCAATGTCTTCTTTTCTGTGAGCAGTCTTTATCATAATAGCATGCTTTTTATGTCTCATACTAGGTCTTCCAAGCCCTCCACGTCCCTTGCCACTTCCGTTATTTTTAGCCATATGTCCTCCTTATGGATTATATATGGTTATCGTAAAAACTTATATTTCATTTTATGGATTAATTATTTCAGTACTTCCTCTACCATCTGTGACTATCATAGAGTAAACATGATATTTAGAATTAATATTTTCTATACTTCTTACAATATTTTGTAATTGATTTTGATTAGATTCGACCAAATGTAAGTCAACATATTTTCTAAGAAATGTCTCTATATTTTTTATTTTTATTTGCTCTATATATTGAGGAGCTTTGGGGTCAATAGACAACCATTCATCATCCCCAGTGTCAGTACTTTCTTCGCCAAAAAGATCATTTGTAATCTCGCGTCTTGGCTTAAAGTCTTTTTTATGAAATTTAGACAAATACGCTGGAGGATGATCCTTATCCATATGCGATTTATCAACATATAGAGTCGGCTTATTTGTGCTCAAGTTTAATGGGTTCTCTTTTGTGTGATCAAAATAAACAAGCACCCAAGGTATTCCTTTAGGCAAAGCATATGCAGCAATTAAACCTAGATTATCTCCAGCATATAAGCCTTCAAAAAACTTTTTACTCTTAGGAAGGGACGTGCCTCTATCGTGCTCTGAGGCAATCTGAGAGCTTCCTTCAGGGGTCATAATGTATGGATTACGTGTAAAATTTGAAATTTTTTCCCTATCTATCCTATAACAGAAACCGTCTTGACAAACGGTTTCTAAAGGGATATCTGAATCTTTATTTTGTGCTTTTTTATACCAAGTCATATCGCAAAATGTTCACCAATGATCTTTTTGGAAATTTCTTCTTCTTTCATCTCTATCATCAAAAAACGCATCATCTGAATCTTCATCATCTTCTTCAGTTTCTTCTTCATTATCATAATCTTCATCAGCTTCTTCATTATCATCTTCTTCTTTAGGTTGAGCCAATTTTATCCACCCCATGGATAGGCCAATTGTTTCCCAGTCAGATTTTGACATTTTAAACACTGTATTTTCAGAAGCACTTTTGTCTTCATCTTTTTTATCTTTAACTTGCTTAATAAGCTCCTCAAGTGGGTCAACAGGTGGTTGAAACAAAAACTTTTCTCCAGAATCGGGTCCTTTTTTAAGTGCAGAAAAAGATCCGACAGATTTAATCAATTCAGGATCGAAAGTTATGTTTTTGCTTTGCTGTGAGCTGCCAAAATCCATGTCAGATTTGCCAAAATTTGGACCTTTTGTTATAAGCATGGCAAATTGATCGCCATTTTTATATATGACGCTATCTTGATTGTATTCTCTACCAAGATTCAATAAATCATCCCTACTTATATTAGGAATAAAAAGACTATCTTCTAATACGCTTATTGTTTGTCCTTGCTGATTAGTCTCTTGAGTTCCACCTGCAAGTTCTACATACCCAAGACCCATGTCTCTAATTTTTTCTTTTAATTCTTTATGCTTTTTCTTGCTTGCTATAATGTTTTGTTTTTTATTACTTTTTACTTCATCTTCCGTTGGACTCTTGTTGTCCATCTTAATGTGATCGTTTCTAAAGGCACTTACTATTCCAAATGACCTGTTTTTATCCTCAATAAATTGCCACACTCTAGATAAAGATGATGCTAATTTTCTATTCATATAATTTCCTTATAAAGTATAAATATATATACATATTATGCTATAAACTTTCCTTTAGCTCATCTCCATAGAGTTCTGTTTTTAATGTTTCGCAAGCATTTTTGAAAGCTATTTCAGCCATTTTTGGGAATGGATACCCCTTAGGTCCAGCGAAAACAAATTCAACTACATCAAACTTATGTCTTTCAAATTCCTCCATCCATGCATCATAGTGTTCTATTAAGTCAATCGCGTGCTTCATCATAACATGATCTAATAGATAGCCTTTATTTAAAAGTATATCTCTAACAGCTAAATTTCCTTTGTATAATATTTCTGCTTCCAAAAATTCATTCTTATCTTTATATCTATTAAATGCTCTAGATGTTCTATGCAAGTGCATAACCACAGGTCCAAGTAGGTCAGATAGCATCTCTTCTTTCTTTTCTCTGGTTGATCTAAATTCTTCCATCTTTTTTTCATAAACTACTTTAATAGATTCTTCTATTAGCTTTGTTTTTCTTAAAGTCAATATAGAAACTGCAGTTGCAGCTATGCCGCTTGAAATAAACATGGTTATTGCTGTTGTTAATATTTCTAAAAACATAAAATATAAGATCAGTCTTTCAACTGATCTTATATTACTAAATAAATTGTATTTTACTTTTTCGGAGGACCACCTAGCGGGTCAATCTCACTTACATAAGAAGGTGGAACAACATACCACCCCTCAGGTAGAGCTACTTGATTGTCGCTCAGTATCCACTCCCCCTGCTGTAGGGTGTATACTCGCATCTTTGCCTGCGGCCCCAGCCGCATCGGACTGTCCTCTGGTATGAATACGGTTCTGTTCCCGCAACCAGGCATCAATCCTAGAGCCAGCACGACGCAAGCGCTCAACGTCCTTGTCTGCATCACGTGCAGTCTTGGACATTGCAATCCTTTTGTCAAGCCAATTAACGAGAACAAGTGCAAATTGTGCAACAATTTTTTCAAGCATTATACCTCATTAAGCAGCTGGAGGATTTGTGTTGTTATTGGCATCCTTAGCCATTATGAGTCCAACGCCTGCGATTACAGCAGCAATCGTAGCGGCAAAATCTACGGTTGTAGTTGGATCTCCATCAAACCAAGCCTTAAGGCCAGCACCAACTGCAACAAGTATGGCACCTATGCCTGCGATTGTCGTGTTTCTATTTTCCATCATAGTCAAATTCTCCTTTTTTATATAAGTTTTTGACAACTATCAAATAATAGTTACTTTTTAAATATCGGATTTCCTTCTATGCTTGTCTCTTATTTTTACCCTTGAGATGGAACATTTATTATTCCATTATTTTGACCTCTTGAAGCCATTTCTCTAGCCACTGATTTAACATATTCTTTTACTTTTGCTCCATGAGCTACTGCTTCTGCCTCAGAAAGACCAAAAGCTTCTATTGATTGAACATATGCATCATGGCTCTTACTTGGTGTGCCCTTTACACTTGCGCTATGTAATATAAAAGAAGCCTTGTCCCAATCAGAGTTAAATTGAATATCAAATAATGAGCCAGAGTACCCATATTTTGGCTTAGCCCCTCTCAGAAACATCGGTAATTTAAATTCTGCTGGGTTTTTTCCAGATAGATCCTGAGACTGCTTTACCCACCCCATTTGAATACCTATATTTGTCCAATCAGATTTCGATATTTTATATTGCATATATTTCCCTTAATTAATGTTCAATTAATCCTATACTCATAACTTTTAAAATGTTTCATACGTTTTTTCAAATTCTTCTTTTGCTATTCGGTAGTACCCGTTGCCTTCTTTGACCAAATAATCTCCAGGCATAAGCTTAGTTGGACTTCCGTAAGAAGCCATGAATTCTAGGTTTTTGTTGCCGTCATATCTTGCAACTAATCTCTCTGACTGCTCTGGAGCCACAGTAGAACCTATGTCTCCAGTATAGTTTTTCTTAAACTTTTCTGGAGTCATGAAGTATTTTTCCTTGTTTACTCCGCTTATGATAATCATTCCATCTGAAATATTTCTAGAAGTTTCTTCTCCACTAGATACAATTGTAGTTATAGTAGTACTGGGACCACTATATTGTCCATAGGAATATTCAGGCATTGCATCTATGTCTTCTTTTGAATTAACTTTTATAAAAATATATTGCGATGCTTTCTTTTTTACAGGCCTGAACTGTAATTTAGAAAATATTTCCTCTACACTATCGTTTTGAGCTATTTTATACCAATTCATATATTTATAATAGGTTAATATTTCAATATATCCTTTTTAGTAATAAATTTGACATTATTGCTATTTCTTTTTGGTTAAAACCATATTAAAATAAGATATAAAATATTCGATATACATAATCATGTATAATTCCACAAAAGATATAAAAAAATGGGAAGAATGCTTTGAAAAGATAAGAAAATTATATGAATCTATTACTAATACAAAAGGGTGTCTAGATTGGATAAGCAAATCAGAAGGGGGATGTGGAGCATGGTGTTGCTCTCAACAACACCCGCATCTTCTTTATTCTGAATTTAAATACTTATGGGAAAACGCAGTAAAAAAAATTAATAAAGATCAGTTTATAGATTTAATAAGAAAAAGTCTATATGCATATTTGTTTGAAGAACACAGAAAATCGTGCGTTATTTTAAACACACAAAATAATAAATGCTCATTTCATGAAAATAGGCCATATAATTGTAGAGTTTATGGCATAATACCAGAAGAAGAATTTAAGCCAAGATATGAAAAATTAAAAATATTATACCCAGACACAAGACAACAATGCAACCTTATATCTACAATTGATGGTAAAAATATAACCAAAGAACAAACTAATTTTTGGTGGTCAGAAATTCTTAAGATAGAAGAAGCATCAGGAATAAATAAAAAAATTATAAATGATGAATTTGGAGGCTCTTATAGGACTCATTATGAACACATATTGCTAGAAATAGTAGGAGAAGAGGGAATGTACTCTTTAAGTAAAGTCAGAGAGCTGTCTTCAAAAGAAGAAAAAGAAGAAACAATTAGCATGTGTATAGAATCACTATTATCTATGATTAAGTAAATCTGGCTTAATCATAGATAATAGTGGATTAAATACATTTTTGAATATAAATTAATCTATTATTATATATAGATCATGTCTTCAACTGTTTTACGATTATCTATTACTTTATCTAAATAATTTATAAAATCTTCGCTTGTCTTATACAAATTACCGAATTGCAATTTCCAATTTGGATCTTCATTATAAGAAGATGGCAATACTTGTAAAAGTGTATTTGGCACTAAAATAGTGCTACTAGTTACATTTTTTCTTTCATTGATTTCATTTCTGGTGTTTTGTTTTTCAATCATATGATATGCAATGATTTTATCATATAATGTTGCCCAATAGTAGTTGTGTCCTTTTTCGCAGCAATCCGCAGGAGAAAGACGAACTTCTTTTGTATTTTCATTTTTTAATGCGTAATGAGAATTGTGCAGAAACCAATATCTTTCTTTTACTAGTTGATTGTTTTTCTCTGAGCTTATAAGAGGAGTCGTAATGTCTGTATTCTGCCAAATAGCTCTCAAAAACTCTATATCTCCCATCTCACTTGTCATGTGCATGCCACTAGGGACAACTGGAGTATACGACCAATCGTCATCTGCAATTACATTATATCCCAGATAAGAATTAGCTTTATTGTTTATATAAAATGGATGAGATTCAACATATACTCTATCTTTACCTATAGTTGTAGTTACCCATTTGAAAAATGTCCACCATCCTTTTTGCAATCTTTCGTTTTGAACAGTTAGTGGCACATGATCTCCAGGAACTGCTCCAGGGCTAGCTACCGCTGCATCAAAACCTATCCTGCATTTAGCCTCTATCAAAGGAGCAACAGCATCTTTTAATCTTCTTGCTGCAACTATTGGTGTTACTGTGAAGAGAGAGTTCCATTTGTCAACGTATATCTTATAAGCACTGTCATTTCCAGGATTTGCCATTCCACCTATATACACAATTAAATCTATAGGCTGAGAAGGATTGAACCAGGCATTAGGTCCAGATGTCCAGTCTAACCAAGTCTGACTGTCTAGAGTGCCCTGCTGCCCAGTTGTCAATGCCTTGATAACACTGACAAAGTCATTTACTAACCATGGCATGGGTGTGTTTTGAACGACACCATTAATTGTTAATCCATTTTTTGCATTCAAAAACTGATCTACTTCATATACAAGTTCTTGAGAGTTTCCAGCAGCTACTTTTCCAAATGGATTATGAAAGTGAAATCTCCTACAGCCCCATTGATACCATTTTTTAAGACTCCAAGGGTTTAATTCTCCAGGATAGGGATTGTAGCTGTCCTCTAGTGTTATGAATCTCTTCCATGTAAAAGTGCTTTTGTCACCATCAAATCCAACAGCTCTTCTTTTTTCTTGAGCATTTGAATTTTGATTTGTTGAAACGCTTCCATCAAAGTTAAATCTAACAATAAATTTTTTATCAAATAGTTCTTTTCCAGTTAACATTTTAATTTTGACCTAAAATTGTTGCGTTTGTCTTTTGTCCCGTCACGAATGCTCCAGGCACGCTGCTTCCAAGAATACCACACTCATCAATCACAAAAAGACCAGCCAAGGATGGATCATTTTGTTCCAACATAGACACAGTTGTGAAATCAAAATCAGAAACTACTTTGAAGTTCAGAGTGACTATGAGATTTTCTTTGTCAATAAAAGTCTGATCACCCAATAGCGAAAGCCAATTGTGTGCTGCATTTCCGTCTTTTGGTACGGATGATTCGTTTATACTGCCTGCGCCAGCCATATACATGGAACTTGACTGCGCTGCTCTTGCTCCTGTCTTATTCAATCCCATAAATTCCAACTTGGTTGTATCCCAAGAGAATAATGTGCATACGCTAGAAATTCTCTGAGGAAGAGTTTCGTTCTTTACTAGAATCTTTACTGGAACAATATCACCAACTTTGAATTTGGTTGTAGGAGCAGAAAGGGTGTGAGAAACTTTGTATTCTGCACCAACACCAAACTTGATTGCGTTTACACCATTTCTTGTTTCACTCAGAACATTTGTTCCGATTGTTGGACTACCATCAATCTTTGTTTTTGTTTCAATCCCATTTACAGTTACGCTTGGGAGAATCTTGATGTCGGTCAATTGACTAGTAGGATAGTAGAAATCACCCTTTACCTTGAAACGAAGTGTACCCATCAACCTAAATGCGTTTGCCCACATGTATCCATCAAAATTCCACTGATAGTACATTGGTTTTAGTGCTGGAATTCTTTTTTCTGGCACAGGTAGTGCTTCAGCATGGAACAACAAAGTTCCGTCTTGTGGCAATGCTGATTCATTTACTCCACCAGATAGTTCAGGTGCAACTAGTCCGCTTTTTGCTGCATTCATAACAGTAGTGTCGTATCCAAATCCACCGACTGCTGGAGGAAGCAGTTCAAAAATATTACTATCCCAAGACACAATGAAGTCTCCACCACGGAATATGCTCCACATGCTGACGGTCTTGCCGTTTACGACTTTGGTTTTTGAAATTGGTTGAGCAAGAATGCGCACTTCTACAGTATCGCCTTTCTTGGCAACTTTTCCATTCTTGTTCTTTCCGTCCCAATCTTTGTTGGACCACTGTGATTCTAGCAGTATTCGATAAGTCATTGAAGGATCAATGAAATATGGAGTAAGAACTGTTGCTGGCGGAACAGGAACCAGTTGAATTGTTCCATCTGGCTGTGAAACCTTTGCTGGTTCATTCTGTGCAAAAGACACAGTTGCAAAAAACAAACTCAATATCAAAGACATGGCATTTTTCATAAAATCCTCCATATTTAAGTTAATATAAATATAATCTATCTTTTAGCTTTTACGTATTTCTTCAGCAGCTTCCTTTGCATGGTTCATGAGCCAGTCAGAAACTGCCTTAATACTTATTTGACCATTGACTATCAAACCTTGCCATTTGGGATTTTGTGGATCTTTAGATATTATTGACATAAGTTGCGCTAAGGATTGACCGTAGCTTCCTCCGTTGTCTTTTCCAAGAGACGTGTCTGGTTTTAGCCAATTTAATTTTTCTTTGGTTTTATCATGATTTATCAATACTTTTTCGTTTTTTGACCTGTCAGTTGCTTCAGTGTTTTCAAACCAATCAAATCCTTCATGATATGACCTTTTCCCTTCCTGTAGTCCATGATGTCCGATCCACGCCCTAATTAAATTAGATATATATGATGTCCATGGACTTTGAGGTTCGAAGGGATGATAAATTACGATAGTGTCATTTTCATTTAAAAATTTGCTCCATTGACTGGGTATTTTATATAATAAAGAGAAATTGTATTTATCAAAATTTGCCGCCATAGTTTGAGGCAAGCTCTTGAATGCTTCAAGTATTTTATTCATGCTTTCTTCACTGCCGTCTTTTGCGTCAATCGTAAAGTACATTTTCCAATCTATACCTTTTAAGTATAAATTGCTTTTTTTACTAGAGTCTTTTCTAAGTGCAGGATTTGGATCAAAATAAGCCCAACTACTAGAAGATTTTCTTGAATCATATCCAGGGATTGACCTTATAGTCTCAGTCCATTTTTTGTCTAAATTTGGATCTTCAGGTTTTAAACTATTCTTTTTTTCTCTTATAGCGATGTAATTAAGCCATGAGCTGCTGCGACTGGACAAATCGCTACCTATAAGAGAATTTTGTGCACATTTATACCAGTTCATTTAGCCACCTTTTATTCGTTTTTCATAGCCATTCAATTTATAAGATCCATTTTTTTTCTATTTATTGCTTCTATCCACTCCTTGGGAGCTTGTCCTGAGTTCAATATTTTACGAGCCCAAGTAAAGGCAAAGTCGGGCACATCGCCTGTTTTTGCAATACTTCTATTTATTGTTTCTATCCACTCCTTAGGAGCCTGTCCTGAATTCAATATTTTACTAGCCCAATTATGAGCAAATTGTGGAGGCTTCCCATAAGTTTTAATATATTCATTTATTTTAATCATCCATTCTTCAGGAAAATCCCCTGAATCTAATTTCATATCTATCCATCTTGCGGCAAATGGTGGAACCACTCCTGCTGGTGATGTGATAAATGAATTTATAAGGTCTACAATTATTTTAGGAGGATTTTCCGACTCCAAGGAATCTGCTATCCATTTTGCAGCGAATTTAGGAGGGGCATTATTTTCTTTAGTATATGTGATGATTTTGTCCTCCCATTCTTTTGGAATATTACCTGTTGCAAGCTTTACTCTTACCCATTCTTGGGCAAACATGGGAACAATGCCGTCTCTTTTTATAAAATTATTTATTATATTAATCCATCCTTTTGGTGGATTTGGTGAATTAAGCTTTGATATTGCCCAGTAATAGGCATAATCAGGGGGTGTCCCGTTTTTGGCAACGGATTCAATCACTGCTTCTTCAAAATCCTTTGGAGGCCCTTCTGGTCGACTAAATAGCCTGCCAGTCCATGAGTTAGTCCAAGATGGAATACTATTAGGAAGTTTTTTCATAAAATAAGATATCTTATTAATCCATTCTTGTGGAGGATTTGGTCCATTCAAAATTTTGATCGCCCAAGACTCTGCCCATGTTGGCGCGATACCAGTTTCCGATATTTGCTTATGGGCGAGTTCAAAAAATTCTTCTGGGACATCGCCATCTAACATCATTCGTTCAATTTTATCTAATATCCAGCGATCACTATATGACCATGGGCTAGCACTTTTTATACGTTCAGATGCTTCTTCTATTATTAAGTCAGCTATTTTTTGTACAACACTTATTGGAGACGACTTACCTGCCAAGACATAATCAACCCATATCCTTAATTCCTTATTTTTAACATTATTTTCAATATCACTTTTAAAAGATGATGCTAAATTTGTGAACCATTCTTTAGGAGCATTTCCCGCAAACAATATCTCTTCAGCCCACGGCAAAGCCCATTTTGGCGGGAAGCCATTAGCAATAATTTTTCTGTGTGCAATATCAATAAATCTTTTATTTTTTGGTAGCGAAAAGTCAATTGGATCTGAAATATTATGTAGTCCCAACTTCTCCATATTGTCGCCGTGAAGATATTCTTCACCGTCGTTCATAAATACATTATTGATATCTATAATGTCTTTAATATATGATAGATATTTATCAGTAACATTTGTGTCATTATACCCCTTCATTTGCTGGACAGAGCCATCTTTAACATTCATTCCTGCGGTTATTAAAGGCCTATTTTTTTCATCTCTTAAAGAAAATACGTCTATCTTTTCATCCTCTACATCATCGCAATAGTTTCCTACGCAATGATTCATCTTATTACCCTCTATTCTGGCATCGACACCTCTAGATATTCTCTGCCATGTCCATCCGTTTGAATACGTTTTAACAATGTCTTCTGGTTTGGTAGGCGCGTACTCCCCTGCTCCCAATGCAGCTTGCTCTCTATGCCATTCTTCAGATTGATTTATGGCTTCACTGAGGGTCATCCCTTGTATTATTTTTCTTGCTTCTTCTTGAGGTTCAGTATTTGGCTTCTTTCCAGTTCTTCTTTCAATAGCCTCGATTCTTTCTAAGCTTGTTCTGTCAAGCCAGTCGCGAATTCTTGCAGCTTTATCTTTTATTGTATTAAAAACTTCTGCATTATTCTTTTCGCTAGTTCTTAGCAGAATGTTTTTCAACCAATCTTGTATGAGTGGAAAGTTTGCTATGTATGATTTTTGCTGAGGCGTCAGCTGCCTGTCTTTTGGCAATGCTCTCTCTAATTCTTCTTGTGTTGCTGATGGATTTTTCATCAACATGTTTGCAGCTGGACCCATCTTATCCCTTGGCAGAGATTTTATCCAAGCAACAAGATCTCTGCTTACACGTGGATCAGACTCCAATCTAGCAATAAGTTCATCAAAAGTCTTTTTTTGTGCCCACTTATACCAGTTCATTTAATATCCTGTATTATATTGTTCATCCATTCCTTTTTGAGCTCTTCCCTCGACTCGTCGGAGTCCCATGCGTTAGGTGGACACACATGCACGTTTGGCAAAGAGTCAATCTTGTCCTTCTTGTCGGACCCATATTCCTTCTGGTATGAATATGCGGATATTGCACCTGACTTGATTGCGCGATAAAGACCGTCCTTGCTTACCAAACTAGGATTGGCCAAGTTTATGAGTATAGCGCCATTCGATCTCTTCATTAGCTCATAATCTACCAGATCAACATTTGAATCTTTGCCCTCCAGTATTGTCTTTGCAAGAACGCATATGACATCGGCCTTGTCAAATATCTTCTTCATTGAATGAACCTCTAATCCAGCTTTAGGAAAAGGGTCCCAAGCCATTACGTTCATTCCTATTCCTTTTAGCAGGTCTCCAACCCTGCTTCCTATGTTTCCATATCCTATTATGCCAGCCGTTTTATTAAGAAGATTTATTCCCTTACGGGCCTCTTGCTTCTTCCCCTTTACAAGATCAATATATGCCATGTGGCGTTGACGAGAGTGCAGCAATACTTCTGCAAGCACCGATTCAGCGACACTTTCCGTGGAATAATCACTTATGCCCTTAAGTTTAACTTCGTTTTTTTCTGCAGCATCTGGACTGAAATAGTCCATTCCAGTCATGTCTACTGAAATCATCTTCAAATTCTTAACCGAATCTTTTGAATAGAAGCTGTCTGAAAGCTTAACTTTTCCTTGCAGCGGCAGCGCATCCATGTTTATCATCAAATAGTCATATCCCTCGCATTTCTTCGCAAGAGCATCTTCAGATATGCTTTTAACCTCATGATATTTAACATCGGAGACAGCCTTTAATGGACCTAAGTCCTTCTGCTCGATCATCCCAGCAATAGTGACAATAATAGTTTTTGGTTTTCCTTCGGCGCTCTTTATGAGTGAGTTTTGGTATATATTAAAGATGTTTTTCATTTTATATTCCTTTTACAGCCAAAGGATCAATCCATCCGCCAGGTGGCACAACATTTGTATTGTCAGCATCTGGCCCCCATGTCTTTGGTTTATATTTTAAACATGGAACTTTATTGCCAAGAATTCCATCAAAAACCCTCCACTGCTCGTTGACCTCATCCTGTCTCGAGAAAAAAGTAGGACTACCCTTCATTGCATAGCCGAACAATCTCTCGTATGTAAGCATGTTGTCCACCTCTCCTTCCATCTGAAGTCTGAGTATATTTCCTTCCATCTTGCCATTTTCTGGAATTGGAATTTTAACGGCTTTCTTAAACTTTACCAATATTTCAGTGCTCGTCATGGGCATCATCTTTCCAGATCTGACAAACCATGGAACTCCCTTCCATCTCTTGTTATTTATAGAAAGTTTTATGGCGGCATAGGTCTCGACCTGTGAACCTTTCTTCACTCCATCTTCCTTGTCGTATCCCTCGAACTGACCTCTTACGACATCTTGAGGTCTAAGCGCTTGAGTACTTGAGAAGAGTCTTGCTTTTTCTGCACGGAAAGTCTCTGGATTGTCTTTGTTGAATGGTTCCATTCCAATTATTCCAACAAGCTGCATCAAGTGGTTCTGAAACACATCTCTTATGCATCCATTCTGGTCATAGAATTCCCCTCTTCCTTTTATGCCAAAATCTTCTATCATGCCAATCTGGATGTGCTCAATGTATTTATTGCTCCATTTTTCATTGTCCATGCCCATGCTAAATCTGAATGGGATAAGCTCCTGCACCCTCTTCTTGCCAAGAAAATGATCTATTCTGAATATAGACTCTTCTGGGAAGACTGCATGCAATATCTTATTGAGTTTCAACGCGCTCTCCGCGTCCTCGCCAAATGGCTTCTCTACGGCAACTCTGCCGTCTTTAGCGCATCCTGAAGTCTTCAGATGCATTACTGCGGTATCAAAAAGGGATGGAGGTATCGCAAGGTAGTAGAATGGAGATTTTGACTGGGATATCTCCTTGCGTATATTCTTATATAGCTCCTCTCCCTCTATGTCGCCACTTATATATTTCATGTTTTTCTTCAGTACATCAAAGCCTTTAGAATCCATCTTTCCATTTTCCTTGATGCTTTTCTCAGCTCTATCAAGTAGTTTGTCTGTTGTCCATTCGTCTTTGGCAACGCCTATGATTGGCATATTCAACTTGCCCCTGCGCGCTAATGCCTGCAGTGCTGGGAATATCTGCTTGTAAGCAAGGTCTCCAGAAGCTCCAAAGAAAACAAAAGCGTCAGAATTATTTTTTTGAGGTTGCGCCCATTTATACCAGTTCATGTTAACCTAATTCTCTTATAAATTTTTCTTTTTGATCTACAGGAACTGCTACAGGTACATAAGTATACCCTAGTTCTATCGCAGCCGCTATCCTGTGTCTGCCATCAATAAACATAAGCTTGCCATCATCGTTGAATACAGCCTTACTCGGCTCCCACTTTGGGTGTTGTGGATTATTTATATTCCTCTGGATAAATCTTTTTGCGTCTCCAACCCTGTCGTCAATTCTGTTCTCCATAAGAGATATGTCTTGCCATGGTTGGTCTTCCGCAAGTCTTTTAATAAGCTTTTTTGCATCAAGAGACACCACTGTTTTTTCAGACGTTTTAGAAAGCGGGAGATGACGGTCAAAGTTCATCTTTATCTTGGTAAGAGCCATCGGATCCTCTGGCTTATCATCCTGCTGTGACTGTGCCCATTTATACCAGCTCATGTCTTTCTTACCATCCTTATTCCTATTCTTTTTCCTACCCAATCATATATCTTGCTTCTTCTCTCCGTCGCGGCATAATAATAGTACCCAGAAACTCCGTATGCTTCGATATGCCTCTTCACTACATCTGAGATCTTTGACATGAGAGCGACTCCCCCTTGCGCATCAGTCCCGTCTTTTGCCCCAAAGTCTCCTTCATACACAAAGCTTACCTCCCACCATCCGTCTCCTTTTGGCTTGAAATACACCTCAACCATGTCTTCCTTGAATGGAAACGCGTCAAACACGGTTCCATCTTCGTCAACTTCATCGAATCCACCCTTGCCATCGGAAGAATTTGCGGACTTCATCCACCCCATTGACCTTCCTATGGCCTTCCATTCGTCTCTTGAGATTATGTATTTCAATCCATCGCTCATTTGCTATAGATAATATTTATTAATAAAATTCGCCATCCCCTTCCCAACCCCCCTTCTATCAGCAATAAAAAGCTCGCCACGCGCCAAAATTTTTTTTGACACCTCCGACAGAATGAATTATATAATAAAAAAATCCCCCATATAAATTTTCGGGGGGATAAAACAGACATGATGTCGCTGGCGTCGCGCGTCTACCAGTACGAGATCTTGCCTCTCCTCGCGTACTTGTCTGCAGTCTCGACATCGTGGATGATGATGTTGTCAACTCCGCCCAGTTTTATGTTGTACTCCACATTCGGCTTCATCTGCATCGTCATGTCGCCAACCGCCTTGCGCAAAGTGTCTCTGTTCTTGCCCCATAGGTATGTCGCGCCTTCGGCGCTCTCCTTCGATGTCTTTATCCACCCCAAATTATAAAGTTCTTCCAGTACCGAGTGGCTGTAATCAAGCTCGCCGCTGTGCAGCTTGTTGTACACTTCCTTCAGCTTGTAGCTGTCCTTTTCGTATCCGAACTCCTGCGATATGAGGTCCACAAGCTTGTCATCCGTCAGCCCGAAGCGCTCTGGGTCCCTGAAGACATCCGTTATGTGGAAATACCCCATCCCGTTGTCAAGCTTGTCGTATCCGCGTGCCGAAAACGTCTTGGACTGCATGGTGTGGTGCCAGAAGCCGTGATGCACGACGAACCACGGATATCTGGCTTGAGCCGCCTTGTACCAGTTCACTTCAATGACCTTTTTATCTCGATAATCTTTCCTGCGGCTATTCCGCAGGCGAAGCTCAGGACAAGCGAAGCTAGTGTCAGTATCATCTCCATGTCATTCCCTAATAAGCTTAACTTCTTTTCACAGCGGATATCCAGGATGGTTGGTCTTCGTGGACTTCCATCCCTTCTCGTAGTGCGGCTTGGTGTCCACCTTGATGGGATCGAGCCACACTTCAGTCCCCCTGTCCAGCCAGTCATTCACCACGGTCGTCTTCACGATCATGCCTTCCGAGCTCACCGCCAACCCCTCGTGTCCATGCGTTTCAGCCTCTGATACTATCTTATGGGCCGCATCGCGGTCACTGGGGTCGGGCTTGCCGCCACCGCCAAGCCTCGCCCTCACCCTGGCGTTGTGGTCGATGATCTTGCCCATCACGGCTTCCGCTTCCTCTCCCTCCGCAACAGCGTCCCACTCCCTGCCTGTTTCACCAGCGTGATCGCGCTCGGGGCCAGACATCCCCCTGTCGAAGGACGAGAACGACTCCTTTATCCAGCCCATCTGCGCCCCTATACTTTGCCATTCCGACTTTGATATCTTTATATTCATGCTATTTCCCTTTTATATGAATTATCTCGCATGCAAAGCATGCTTCATTATGTAGTTTTTTATTCTTATCCTAAGGTCAGAGTGGCTTATTTTATCCATAGCGACTTCTCCTGACTTAAACACATACATTTGAAGTGCATCGTTCAACTTGTCTATCCTGAAACGACCTCCGACTCCGTCTTTGTATTGAGCTTCAAAATCCGTAAGAACAGGACCTTGGTTGTCATATGAACTCCACCCCCCAGCTATCCTTATCATGTATTCGTCAGGACTCACGCCTGCAATTTCATCATCAATAAAAACAGAAGCAGGCACTACCTCGTCAAGAACCCTCATAAACTCGCCTTCATAAGCCGCCTTCAGCCAGCCAGACTTGCTGCCTATCCTCTGCCAATCCGACTTTGATATCTTATATTCCATGAATTTTTCTCCTCATGCTATCCCTTATACTCATGATCCACATTAATTATTCTTCAACATCCAACGTCATACCAATAAGTTTTATTAACTTATTCAACAATTCCTGCAGACTTTATCTTTTCCGTCACATATTTGCCAACAGCCTTAGGGTCTACGCATCGGTTATACCATTCAAGCGTTCTGTCTCCTATCTTCTGCAGCTTTACTGGATCAGACAAAAGCTCATCTATGATGGAAAGATTTGACCAGTCGCTCACTCTTATTCCTGGAAATCCTTCATAATACCATAGATGAGTCGGCAGCTTGTCTCCCACCAGCAGCACACAGCCGCATCGCGCTGCCTCAAATATCCTAAAAGATTCATGACTTGTATATCCAGGTGGACATAAGGCAATCCTCGTCTTTGTAAGCAAAGATCCGTAATCCCACATCTTCAGCCCTTTACCCCATCCGTCATGATGAATTTTCCAATACTTATTCTTACCATCTTTGCTCCTTCTCTCAAGGGCAGACTTCATCTTGTCTCTTCCGTTGTCATTCGCAGTTCCAGAGAAAGAGTAGTCAAGCGCCCTTTCGGCAAGCGGAGTATGGCCGTGGCCTCCAAAGTCAGTCAAATAGCCAAGAGGAAAAGGATGAACCCTGTTGTCACATATGGGAGCACGTGGAAAGTAATGCTTGAATATAAGAGCCAAATTTTCATGCAAGTGATTTGCAATCGGCTGCTGATGATGTTCGTCGGAAGTAGAGAACAGTATGGAGTTTTTGGGTACTTCCGTCAACGGCTCATTCCATACAGAAAAAATAAACGTGTGATCTTGCCCAGTGTTAACATTTGCTATAACGCTTTCGAAGTAGTCCGTCTCGTCCTTTCCATGTACAAATCTTCCTCTCAACGGATTTATAACATTATGCATTCAGAATCTCCTTATTTAGGCACGCAATTAGGAACGCGCCTCTTCCCTTTCCTCTTCATCCCAACCATCTTGTAACCGCTCCAGCACTGGCCAGCCTTCGACTCCTTCAGCCAGCCAGCCTTCATACCAACCCTCTCCCACTCCGCCCTCGACATCTTGTACTGCATAGACAGTCCTCCATCTAAGATACCTTCTTAATCCGCTTTTTTTTCACAACTACCTTCTTTGACTTCAGCGGCTTCACAAACTTCATGTAGTGAAAGTAAGCAGACCACGCGAAAAGCATAGCAATTCCCACATTCAACACCAGCTCGGACAAAGGAGGATCACTCAGCGTCAGCACATTGTACAAGGCACCAGAGGCACACATGCTCAGCGCAATCTTCACAAATATCGTGTTGCATGCCTTCATCTTGTGTATCAACGAGTTCTCCCTGCCGAACAGGAATATCAGGAACGCACCGAATGCAACCGTAAGCACGCAGTTCGCCAGCAGATTCACCAACATCACAAAGCTCATTTCTCCCTCCTTCTTGCAGCCCTCTTTTTACTAGTCAACTTGCGACCAGGAACCCTCTTCGTCCTGGAGATCGTATTTTCCCCATTTTCTTCCTTCTTCACCTTCATGAACTTGTCTATGACTATCTCCAGGCCCTTCAGTCCCATAAAACCCATCATGAAAGCAACAGCATACTTGCCCTGGCCCCTTATGCTCTCAGGCATCACGTTCATTATCACTGGAGTAAGATAATTGGCGCACGCAGTGCCCGCAAGCAGCGACGCAATCGTAGGCCCTATCCTCTGGGAAGCAGTCTTCGACACCATCAGAAGCGCACCGAAGAAGCCAGATATAAGGAATCCTATCTCTATACCGTACTGAATAAGCTGACCTTCAACAGAATCGGAGTTCTTATCCACCATTTTCTTATGTACCCCCCAATTTTTATATATTTATATAATAATCAATAAGGTATTCCCCTTCCCCCCATTTTGCATTTTTATAATATTATAATATTATACCACCATAAGGTATCCCCCCCATCCCCAAAGACTATAAAAACTCTACTCACCAATTGTTGAGGAGCTTTTTTGACAGCATCATTTTACTTGATACAACATTCACCATGAACTGGAGAGGATCGCTTTAATTCATTCCTTTGCCCACTCGTACGCAAATTGATTTAATATTTTATCAATCGCTTTCTTTTATCAATTCAATAAAGTAATTCTTTGTTTCTCTCATTAATGTGGTGTGATGTTTCGTGTACTTCATTTTTTCAAACTGAGGATTATCTTCAAGCATTCCTTTGCAATAGTAGGAATCGCTTGTCAAAGATGACGGCGTCGATTCATCTGCATTTTCCTCTTCACATAATTCCTCTGTAGCAAGATATATTCCAGAGTTTATTTCATCAATGATTCTATAAGGAGGCATGTCGGAAAAATTCTTATCGAAACCCTTAATACCCATAGAGCTTAAGTCATGCTTGAGACTTTTATTTTTTGCTATGCTTCTTTCATAGCGCATCATTTTCTTCATTACATCATCTTTAACGTATGGCTTGAGCCATTCGATTGTGTATTCAATATTCTCTGCGCTTGATGGGGAAAACTCAGCGATGTTTCCGCTACTGTCAAGCTCTGTGTCCGCATCTCCAAAAACATCCCCCATGTCTTTGCCGCCTTCTTCAAGCTTTGCTCCTTCCTTTAGCCATCCAGAATTGAAACCAATATTTAGCCAGTCTTTTTTACTCATCTTTATAAAAATATCTTTATTACTAGCAGTAGAGTCAGAAAGACCTTCTTCATAATGCCTCATGGCATTTGCCCTGTAACTCCCCCAGTCTGTGTCAACAAGATTTCTAAAATTAAAGCTATCTTTACGTTTCGTGTTCGTATGATTCTCATTTCTTCCTCTCCTAGGTTTATAAACAAAAGGAGTGGATTTCCATCCCATGGCCTTGTCAAGATATTCGGGATCTGTCTCTCCACCATTGAAAAAAAGTCTTTTTATAGAAGACTCCTCTATCCCAGAACTTCTAAGAACATCAAGAAATATATTGCAATAACGCTTTACTGTGTCAATGTCCTTGGCTGTTTCACCAAGTATGCTAATACTAGGAATTTTTTTAACCCTAGACATGGCATACTCGTTGCCTTCTGCTGCCTGTACTGCCCTATTCTTGCACATTTCACAAACATTGTTTAATAAAGATTTGCTTATTTGACCCTGCATGAGCTCATTACTCCTTGTTATTTACATATCATTGCATTACCTGCTAAACGCCTTCTATCAATTCATAATGTCATTAATACCCCAATTCACCAAGGTATCCCTTTTCTTCATAATTAAAAATTTCAATTTTCACACCCCCCCTTTTTTTTATCCATCATAAATTACAACAAACGCAGAAGCCCGTAAGGTATCCCCCAGCAGCCAGTTTTTACCTATAAAAAGACCCCCAGGTGGGGGGTATGCGTTTAAACGTTTCTCTCGCTTGGGTCAAGTTGACGCTGCTGGTTTGGACGCATCCAAACAAACGCAGAATAGGGGCGCGCCCCCTGTGGAGCGCGCCCCTATTCTCACACCGACGCAGGAGCCATGTCCTGCGCCAGTCGACCTAGCGAACCCTGCAGGCCAGCCTGATTGCTGTCGTCCAGCAGCCACTGCTGCTGGACCTCCGTCCTCACCACGAACCACTCAAGGTTCGTGGTATACTGCCGCACTTCGGCGGCAGTCAACTCCTTTCCCCGCAAATCTGCGGGGAGGTCGAGGACGAGCGTCCCGACCTTGGCTGCCTTCGCAGCCAAGTGCATCGGCAGCACGCCGATGACGATGTTTCCGATCACGTCGGTCGGGAGCGCGTGCTCCACGACGCGACCCGTGATTCCATGGTCCTCTGCGAGGACCTGCACCAGCGCCGCGTGGCGCGTGACAATCACAACTTCCATCGAACCACCTTTCTAGCGGCTGTGCCGCTTGTGCTCTAACCGCGCTCCAGTTTTCTGGATTCGGGAGCGGGGGTTGAAACGCAGCAAAGGGACGCACCCTTGTGGGATGCGTCCCTTTGCTGTTAGCAGTTTGCGTACCGCGCTCGCCTTGCGGCGCGTGCGGCCTGCGCGCGCGCGAGGCGCGACTTGAGGCCGTCGAGGTCAGCCTCATCGTGGGCGGCTGCCCACAACAGGCCGCCCACATAGGCGACCTGACAGTTCTCATCTTCCCAACCCGTCTTTTCAGACAGGTCGGGGTGGTTGCTCTCGATCATCGAGAGCAGCGCGATCGCGCGTTCGCGCGTCCATTCAACCTTTTCAGTCATGTTCTGTCCTTTCTAGCGGCTGTGCCGCTTGCGCTCTAACCGCGCTCCAGTTTTCGTGATTCGGGAGCGGGAGTAGAAACGCAGAATAGGGGCGCGCCCCCTGTGGAGCGCGCCCCCTGCGATTTACTTGCCCTTCGGCAACTTGCCGAAGATTGTTGGCACGGCTTGGCGCGTGCCGTCACCCCGCTCGGCGCGGATGCGCCAAGCGGAGGCTACTGCCTCTCCCTCGCTCGCGGCGAGGGAGTCGAGCCTCGTCCACGACACGAAATCGTGGATCGGCGTACCCTCCCCGTCATCGAACGGGGAGAGGCGGATCGCGCGGACGCCCGCGCGATAGGCGACCTCTCGGTGGTCGCCGTTGCAGCCGAATCCCATTCGGCTGGTCAGTTCGTGTGCGCTCTTCATGGGCGCACCAACCTTTCTGCGGGATTGTCCCGCTTGTGCTCTAACCCCGCTACCGTTTTCGGGATTCGGGAGCGGGGAGAGAAACGCAGATAGGGGCGCGCCCCTTGCGGAGCGCGCCCCCTTGCGGCGTTTATGTTTGACGGCACAAGGTTCACGCTGAACCCTGCCGTTCGCTGTAGCGTGCTGCGCGTCTAGGGGCGCGCTTCTACCTGCGAACGACACTTGCCGCTACTGCTCTAACCCCGCTACCGTTTTCGGGATTCGGGAGCGGGGAGAGAAACGCAGATAGGGGCGCGCCCTTGTGGAGCGCGCCCCCCTGCGGTTAGCGATGGGCGTTCGAGGACGCCCCCTGCACCCCTGCGAGGTGCATGAGGAACCCCAGCGAGTCGCCCGACCCACCCTGATAGGTGTGGGCGGCGACCGACGCAGCGACCTCGCGCTGCTGTGCGATGCGCGCTGCGCGCGCCTCCGCCTCGGCGCGAGCGTTCGCCTCGCGCGCCTTGAGTTGCTTCGCCCAAGCGATGCGCTGGGCGAGCGTCATGTTCTGTCCCTTCATCTGCGCCAACCTTTCTGCGGCTGTGCCGCTTACGCTCTAACTCCGCTCCAGTTTTCGGGATTCGGGAGCGGGGATTGAAACGCAGATAGGGGCGCGCCCTTGTGGAGCGCGCCCCCTGCGATTTACTTGCCCTTCGGCTGCGGGTTCTCCGCAACCGACTTGATCCACTCCGCGACTGCGGGGGTCAGGTCGCGTCCCCCCTTGAAACTCCCGTCCGCGAGGATGCGCCCCGCGAACCGATTGTCTGGTTGCCCGAACTTGCCCGATGCGATGTTGCAAGTGTCGCAATTCTCGGGCTTCGCCTTCGCGCTGTCGCGGGGCGTGTACGAGATCGTCCACTCGATCCCGTCAACCGTTCCCCGAATCTTGGGGAACCGATCCTTCGAGGCGCGGAACGCCTCGATGAGAGCGGCGAGATCGCCAACCACGGGCGCAGGGTTCTGCGCCTCGTCAATGAGGCGGTCGATCCACTCGACCTGCTTCTCCGACGCGCTGCCCTTGACGAGCGCGGCGAGCAGCGACGACGCGAACTCCGCGCGAGCGGGGTTCGTTGCGATGACGGATGCGAGTCCCTGAATCTGCTTGTTCTTGTCCATGTTGATCTGCCTTTCTGCGGGATTGTCCCGCTTGTGCTCTAACCCCGCTCCAGTTTTCTGGATTCGGGGGTTGGAGTGTTTCGTGCAATGCACGGCGCGACCGATGCAAGTCGAGCCGCAAAGTTTTCGGGATTCGGGAGCGTGTAGTATGCGCGCGTACTACGCGCCTTTCACGATCCGCATGAGTAGGTCGCGCTCAATACGCGCCTTCTCAAGTTGTCTCTTGAGATCCTTGTTCTCATCAACAAGGTCACAGACTCTCTCATCGACTCCCCCTCGGAGATCTTCATTCTCCTTCAGGAGTTTTTGCACTTGATCCGTCAGTTCACGAATCTTCTCATCCATGTTCGTCAACCTTTCTAGCGGCTGTGCCGCCTCAACCCTTGAACGATGTAGTCGAGACAAACTAGGGCAAACCCTGGCCAAATCATGGCAACGCCCGTGAGGACGATCCACGAACAGACTTGGAGCACAGTTTCCATGTTCGTCAACCTTTCTAGCGGCTGTGCCGCTTACGCCCTAACCCCGCTCCAGTTTTCGGGTTTCGGGAGCGGGAAGAGCAACGAAACAAAGAGGGCGCACCCCTTGCGGAGCGCGCCCTCTTCGGAAAGGTTATCGCTTGATCTCTTGAATCCCCTTCAAGAGATGCGCCTTGTAGGACGCATCGTAGTCCTCGATGTCCTTGATCCACTCCGCAGGCTCGAGCGAGCCAACGGGGAACTCCCTCCACGCATGGTTGTTGCTCATGCGCGAGGCGACGAGACTCATAGCCTCGATGTGTGTGCGGCAACCGCGAACGATATACTCGTTGCCGCCCTTCGCCTTCCAATACTGCGGACACTCACCCTTGCCATCCCAAGCATGGGCGCCGTAGTTCTCCATCACTTGGGTCAGGACGATCCAAGCGGACGAATCCGCGAGGATGTTCGCCGTTGCAGCGGCGATTTCCGCTGCGACCTCATTCTCGTCACGGCTGATGTGACATGCGCTGATGCTCATGTTCGCAACCTTTCTGCGGCTGTGCCGCTGATGCCCTAACCCCGTTCCAGTTTTCGGGATTCGGGGGCTGGAGTGCTTCAATGCTCTCCGCGCTGATTCCATGCGCGGCGAGACTCTTTGGCGGTTGGCTTGCCGCCCCAAGTAGCGGGTCGCGCAATGCGTCCCGCAGCGCGAATGTCGCGCGCACGCTGCCAAGCCAGCGTTTTGGCTCGACGCGCTTGGTCTTGGATTCCCTTGTTCATCGAACCACCTTTCTGCGGCTGTGCCGCTTACGCTCTAACCGCGTCCCAGTTTTCGGGTTTCGGGGGCGGTGTGCGGTGTGCGGTGTGCGGTGCTACTTTGGTTTCTTCACAAGAGCATTCGCAGCATGACCCATTCCCACCACGCCAGCGATGATCGCGGGATTCCATCCGAACAGTTCAACGCAGCACCACATGATGCCAGCGTTGAATGCGAATGCGGCGAGCAGGGTGATCGTAAGCAAGAAGATTGTTTTCATGGTTTTTCCTTTTCTTTCCCCGTTTTCGGGTTTCGGAAGAGAGGGGGGAAGGGAGAGGCTTCGCCTCTCCCTTCCCCCCTATTGCTGTTCACCGACTTGCGCGTTCCCATCGGAGCGCATCTGCGTTCCGCAGAGCGCGGGTGCGCGTCCATCCACTTCCGTCCTCGCCACGCATGGTGGCATCGGAGGTGGAAAGGTAGTGGCGCGATCCTGACCGCAGTTCGCGCGAACGCCAGAAGGCGATTCCCTCTTCCTCTGCGGAGCGGTCGAGTCGCGTCCACGACACAAACTCCTTCGTGTCGCGGTTGAACGGCGACCACCTGATCGGACGATACCCTGCACGGAACAGGATTTCTTCACGATCACCACCACATCCGAACCCTACCTTCGCGATGAGTTCTGCTTGAGTCATCGCACCAACCTTTCTGCGGGATTGTCCCGCTTACACCCTAACCCCGCTCCCGTTTTCGGGATTCGGGGGCGGGGATTGTGGGTTTGGCGCGTCATGGTCGCCATCATGGTCGTCGTCATGGTCGTCGTCGTCGTCGTCGTCGCAACAATCGACGCACCAATCAATCTCACAAGCGTCCTCGTCCATGATGTTGTAGCCAACATAGATGGACAACTCTTCGCATTGAGGTCCGATGATGAAGTCATCGTATTCGTCCATTACTCTCCACCTTTCCAGCAACTATGTTGCTAAAGAGTATGCCCCTCGCTCCCGTTTTCTGGTTTCGGGAGCGAGGGGCGTTTCATTTGCGCGGCACGGTGCGGTGCGCTTCAGTAGCGCGGTGCGGCACGGTGCGGTGCGCTTCAGTCTCGTGCGGGGAGAGGTAGCGCTCCCTCCCCCCGCACATTGCTCGTTTAGATGAGTCCCAGGATGAACAACCATGAACGGGGATGGTCAGGCTCGACCATCTCACCCGTTGGAGTCTCACACACGCAATCCGACTGCCATTCCTCAAGCAAGTCGATGCTTGGAGTCTCGATCCATTCGTATCCATCCTCACACCTGTAGTAGATGTGACTCATCCATCCCTCTGGGCGACGATGGTAGCCCTCGGGAGTCTTGACCCACCGCTTCGTGGACTTGAGTTGGACATGGGTTGGCGCACCCTTGCCGTTGTCCGCGCTGTAATCAGCGGGACGCTCTGAAAGACTGACTTCCTTCATGCGTCTGTCCTTTCTGCGGGATTGCCCCGCTTACACCCTAACCCCGCTCCCGTTTTCGGGATTCGGGGGCTGGCGTCGAAACAAAGAGGGCGCACCCCCTGTGGAGCGCGCCCTCTTCGGAAAGGTTACTTGTCTCGCTTCCCCGCTTCAAGGATGGGAAGCCCCGCTTCTGTAGGAACATAGATCACGCTATTAGAACCGCTTTCGAGGTTCTTGATCCACTGCCAGCGCAGGTACGCTTCGTTGTCCTTGAGGCTCTGTCCAATGATGGCGTTGGCTTCAGCAACACCCTTCGCTCGCTCGACTTCCGCAGCGGCAAGTGCCTTTGCCGACTGTAGTTCCGCTTCGGCTTCAAGAACCGCGATTCTGCGGTTCTGCTCGGCTTGAGCGTACTCTGCTTCGCCATCCATCGTGGCGCTCCACACCTTGTAGTGAGGATAGCCAATCGTACACCCACCGATGCACGAAATGATGATGGATGCTGCGATCACGATGCCCTTGATACCAACAAGAGGACGATCTTCTCCATAACTCATGTTCAGTCTGCCTTTCTGCGGGATTGCCCCGCTTACACCCTAACCCCGCTCCAGTTTTCTGGATTCGGGGGCGGTGCTCTATTGATTCCCGCGTTTTTTATGCGCGATGGAAGATTGAGGTCATCGGGAACGCGCTCACAATCGTGATCTTCCCGTATGCAACGATTGCGTTCTTCGCCTTCTTGCGAGCATCGTGATCGCTATTCGCGTCCACAACAATGCTCTCGATGTACGGGACATCATCGCCCCATTCAGTAGCGGCATCGCTCTCGTAGCAATGCTCCTGATGAAAGGTCACTACCCACAGTCCGTTCTTGGGATTACGCATGGTTGCCTCCTGTGACCTAACTTCGTTACAGTTTTCGGGATTCGGGAGGCAGACAACGGGGGCTTACGCCCCCGTATCTGCCTCTTCCTTGTCTCCAAAGATTTGCTGCCAACCTTCGGGAGAGATTCCGCTGATGAGAAACTCCCTATCGGCTGGATTCATGTTCGGGAACGCTCGCTGCGCGAGTTCCCCGTTGACCCACCTGAAGAATGCGTCATCGTCAACGGTGACGCTGTAGTTCTTCCCCGTCTGAACGCACCGCTTCGTGATCGTCCTAGTTCCGCTCATGTGTTGCTGCCCTTCTGCGGCTGTGCCGCTGATGACACAACCCCGCTCCCGTTTTCGGGATTCGGGGAGAGTTCGATCAAAGTCTCAAGGATCTCTTCCCAAGAGATCGTCGGATCGCTTGTCTTGACGCCATCGGGCGTCATGTGACCAAGAGCGAACTGCACGATGTGTCGCGCGTCACCCTTGCTCAACGGCTGCTCGAAAGCACCGATGCGAGCGCGAGCGGCGTTGTAAGCGCGCTCGTCGTTGGTCAGCCACAGGACGATGTTCCATGTGGCGCGGCTACTCCATCCGTTGTATTCGCTCATTTGCCCTCCCAGTAGGCTGAAACAATCTCAATCGTACCCTTCGCGATTGCCTCGTCAATCTGCTCATCCGTGTAAGCAGACTGATCGTAGATGCAGTCGCAGTCAAGAACCTCACCGTGCGGTTCCTGAACTTCGCCCTTGCCCTTGCACAACTTGCAGTCCTTCTTGGCAAACAACTGAATGTGCATCTGCGCCAACCTTTCTGCGAGTGTTCTCGCCACACCCTAACCCCGCTCCAGTTTTCGGGATTCGGGGGCGGCGGGGGGGTGAAGGGGGGAAGGCTTCGCCTTCCCCCCTTCAGTATTCAGTAGGACACAGATTCCACCTTGTAGTCACCGCTGCTATTGGGCTGACTTTCAGCCCACAGCATGATCTGCGTGACCTCTTCGGGAGTCTGCCATCCCTTGACATCGTCATCCTCCGTCAAGGGATAGAAGTCGCCGTTCGGTCTAAAGACCGCGACTTCTGCGCTGACCCACTTTCCTGCGGCTTGCGCCGAATAGTGGGATTCGCTGAACTTGACGGACACCGACCATCCGTTCTTGTACGAGATTGCCCATCCCGTGTCGCTTGCGTAGAAACTCATGCGTCTGTCCTTTCTGCGGGATTGCCCCGCTGATGACCTAACTGCTTCCCCGTTTTCGGGTTTCGGGGACGGGGAGCCTTACGGTTCAATGTCCTCACAACACTCGTAGTTAGAGTCTGTGAGGACTTCAGGACGATAAGCGGACATCTTCTTATCGTGACACTCGGGACAGGTAATGCAGAGGTAGATACCCCTTGCATCGTACTGTTCAGTACCCCATTCCCCACTATCGCAGGTACACTCTCGGATTCGCATGGTTGCCTCCTGTGACCTAACTTCGTTCCAGTTTTCGGGTTTCGGGAATAAGACGGGGGAGAGGATTTCTCCCCTCCCCCATCTTTCGTCCTACTTCTGCACGGTAGCAGAGCCGATCACTTCGATACGGCACTTGCCAGCGCGCACCTTCTGCACCATCGCACCCATCTCCTCAAGACGCTGCGTGGTGGTGTCCTTGAGAGTCTCGCGCAGCACCTTGCGCTGCTTGTCGGACATAGCCATGATCTCGGGGATCATGTCGAGAACGACATCCTGCGTGACTCCATTGATCTTCGACATGAGGACTGCCACGAGAGTCCACGGGCAAAGTTCCTGCACAGCCGTGTAAGTCTCGTCTGCACCCTTGTCGCAGGTGAAGTCAAACTCCACCGTGATCTTGCCGCTCGTAAAGCCCTCGGTAGGCTCAACGATCTCCTTCACGATTGCGGCGGCTGCACTCGACTTGACATCTAGCGCGATATTCGTCGTCTGCATCATCTGTCCTTTCTGCGAGTGTTCTCGCTACACCCTAACTTCATTCCAGTTTTCGGGATTCGGGGGCGCGCCTCACTCGCGTCCGCCCGCTCCGCTCACCACCCACATGGGCTGCAACTTATCAGCCCAACGCTTCACCTTGTCGATGACATCCTGCGGACATTCCAGGCTCTCGCCTTCCTCATCGACTCCACCTAGAACGCAGCAATCGCCAACGATGATGTCTGCATTGCCAAAGACCTCTGCGAACAGCATGGTGGCAAACATATTCGGTGGCAGTCCGTCCAACTTGCCGTTCTCGTTACACCACAGAGAAACAGTATCAGAGAGACTGATGCACTCGATGTAGCCGCCAACGCCATCGCGCAGAGACTCGTATCCCGTGTAGGCGACCACCTCGATCTTGCCGTTCGCGCCGATCTTCAGCATCTTCTTGTCAGCCATGTCTATCTGCCTTTCTGCGGCTTTGCCGCTGATGACATAACCCCGATCCAGTTTTCGGGATTCGGGAGCGGGGAGCCTTGTCAATGGAAATGCCTGATGACGGGATACCGCCAACAGGCATGGGAGCCTTTATCTTATCCCGCTGCGGCTCATTACGGGATTGCACAGGTGTTTAGCCCTCCAGACCCCAAGCCACCACGCAACTTGGGAGGGTGTATTCGCCGCCGCGAATACGCTACTTGATCTTCCCCGACTCGCTAACCGCTTCCCCGTTTTCGGGATTCGGGGGCGGGGAGTCCCTTACCGTGTCAATCAACTCAAGAAGCGGGTCTTGAGCCTTGATTTGATCGTACTCAAAGTGTGCATCACGCCAAATGGACTGCCACACGGCGTCATTTGACTCCCGCATCCTCTCGACAATGACGGAAGCAACTTCCTCCGTCACATTCAACTCAACCATGACATCGTATGCCGTGATGACATAGCAGCACACGGGATGATGCTCCTTCTCAATGATGTCAATGAAGAACTGATTGCATTCAAGAGTCATTTTTGTCCCCCGTTTTCGTGATTCGGAAACAATGCGGGTAGGGAGAGGATCGCTCCCCTCCCTACCCTTGTTCGGTCACTTGCCCTGCGGCTGCGGATTCTCCGCAACTTCCTTCAGCCAAGACACAACCGCTGCGTTCAGGTCACGACCTGCGGCAAGCGATCCGTCTGTCTTGATGCGACCGTAGAACTTCGCGTTCGGGTCGCCGTACTTGCCCGTATTGATCGCGCAAGTGCCACGGTTCTCGTCCTTGACCTTCGGATGCGCCGAATCAGGCGCAGTCCACGAGATCACGACTTCAGTACCGTCAATGACTCCCTTGATCTTGGGGAACTTCACAGAGGTAGTCTTGAAAGCCTCAATGATCGGAGTCAGGTCGGGAATCTCGACGGGATTCTTCGCCTCATCCACAAGGCGGTCGATCCACGCCGCCTGCTTGTCGCTCACTTGCCGTCCTCCTTGAAGCAGTCCCAACCACAATCCGCTGCAACGGCACGGCTCGTCATGTTTGGATCTCCTGATGCACTACTTTCGATGCGGCAAAGTTCCCGCCTCGCCTCATCGCGCTCGGCGGTGAGGGTTGCGTTCTCCTGCCGCAGTCGCTTGATCTCCGCGATTGCCTTGTCCATCAGCGATACTGCATCGGGCGCAATCGCCGCAATGATGTCTGTGTCTTTCACGATGTACCTCCATTCATCAATGCGAAGGCGATCAATGCCAGCGAGAACGGGATGGACAGGAATGCAAATGCGCATACTGCCAACAGGTACAGCATCACGAACATCTCCATGAGTCTGTCTGCCTGCTCTGCCAACCAGTCAAATGCGTTGCTCACTTGCCGTCCTCCTTGCGCTTTGGCGCGCGCTTTCGACTTGAGGCGCGCTTTGTAAGACGGAAGTTGCGCTTCTCGTAAAGGAAGGCAAGCAGTACCGCCATGTTGGAACCTATCAAACAGTAGGTCAAGGTGACTTCCATGACATTCCCTTCTGCGGCTGTGCCGCTCATGCCCTAACCACGCTCCAGTTTTCGGGTTTCGGGAGCGGTGCTAGAACTGATCGTTGACCTTTGATGGATTCACAGGTTCAGCGAACTTGACTTCGCCGTTCATAATGTGAGCGCACCAAGTCTGATGAAGGCGATCACAGTCGCGAGCAGCAGCGTTGTAAAGACGCTCGTACTTGTTGCGCTCCGCAGTTAGTGCTTGCACTTCAGAACGAAGAGCCTCAATCTCGTGAACCATAGATGTGAGGCTCTTTCCGATGAGGTAGATGTCCGTGTAGTCCTTCATTGATCTTCTCCGTTTTTCTTTTCAAAGCATGGAAGGCAGACAACGGTGATCGCGGGATCATCTCCCAAGATCGTGTATCCGCACTCGCAGCAGGTGATCGTGCTGTCGGGATGACTCTCTATCACCCTCTCGTACAAGTTAGCCCAACGACGATGGATGTTCGCCATTGAAAGCGCATCTAGCAGTTCCTTGCTCTTTTCGTTCATTTGCTGCTCCAAAAGGGAGGGGCGGGGCAACCCGCCGATTGAGTCGCCCCGCCCCGCCGCAGAAAGGTTCGTTCAGCCCACGCCCTAACCCCGTTCCAGTTTTCGGGTTTCGGGGGCGTGGCGATCATCAAGATTGCGGCGTCACCACGCAATCATTGCGCTTCATCCTCGCGTAGTCGTTGATCGTAGAAAGCCAATCAATGTCCATTTGGATCGAATAGCGAGCAGCAATCGGATCGTCAAAAGACTTGATGTAATCTTCATCAGCAACCATCGTCCTCAACTTGTTCGACGCAACAAGAAGCATATTGAATGGCAGCAGACTTGGCTCTTGCCCTCCAATGGCGGCTACGATTCGCGCGGCTGCGCGGACTTCGCTCGTATTGTCTCCGTCCAATGTGGACAGGATCTTGTTCCAAAAGTCCGCATTGAACAGACCTTGACCCCAGTTCAAGCCGTCAACGCTGTCGAAAGGCAGGTATCCATTTGGGCGCATTTTGCTTCCTTTATGCAGAGATAGCAGTCTTTTCAACCAACTTCTTCTTGGTCTGACTGAAGATGTCGTCGATGTCTCTCTTGATCCAGTCCTTGCACTTCTTCAAGAACTCGGTGCGAGAACTGTTGGATGCGTTCGTAATCAGTCCCTCATGCTTGCAGACATCATCAAGCGTGATGTAGACGGGAATCCTGACTCCATTCTCGTCAAAGCCCTTTGAGAGAGATGTGCCAAGCAACTTCTCAAGAGTAGAGATGCGAGCAAACACCTCGGGAATGTTGTCTGCCGTGATCTTGCTCACCTCAATAGCCATCATGTAGAAGATGATGGTCTTGGTGGTCGGCTCCATCAGGTAGTTGCCATCATTCTTGTAGTAGCAGATGTTCTCGTGATCGCTGATTCCCGTCAGATCAAAATGCAAAGCCATGTTCGTCTGCCTTTCTGCGGCTGTGCCGCTGATGACCTAACCCCGCTCCAGTTTTCGGGATTCGGGAGCGGGGAGCGACTCAATGAAAAAACGCTCACCCCACCTCTTGCGAAGCGGGGGAGCGCATGGGGGAAAAGATCTTGTATTAGACGCCAACACCTGTTTCACGGATAACAAATCCGTTCAACAGAGTTGCACTCCCGCGACCGATACATCCAGGTTCGTAGAAGGCAATCTTCATTTTGACTGTCGGAAACCTGCGCGACAGTGCTGTGATGCACGGTAGAGGATAACACCACGCAGTCTCAAAGTCAATGACCAATCTCGACTTTTCCTCTACGACGATGGGATTAGTGACCTCCCACTTGGTTCCCCAGTTGTTCGTCCTCCACATATACCAGTCAGGAAAGACCTCTTTTCCATCCTGCGCGATAGAATCAAGAAGTTCATCTGAAGTCATCGGAGGCGCGGGCTTCCAGCGCGGATCTTCTTTTGATCGCATATGGTCAGGCATTGGAACAATCGCATCTAGCGCAAAATCTTGCGGCAAAATATTGAAATGCCCATTTGCGGTTTCAGAAACCACGCATCCCTTGACCGCCTCGCGGATCGCTGCGCGCTCTTCCTTCGTTCCGTAGATCGTCAGTTTGTTCTCACACCAGTTAGGCATATCGGCTCCTATCGGTTGCTTGGGTATCCAATCCCTTGAAAGTTGAAGTTGCCAGCCTTCAAAGCAGCCTCTTCAGCGGCTTTGGCTTCTGCGTACTTCGGATGCTTCCGCTCTTCCTCAATGCACTTCATGCAACACATTTGCGTGTTGAAGAAACTCATTTGAGTGCAGTTGGCTTCTTTCCAACATCTTTGACAGTTCGCAGCCATGCCCTAACCTCCCTACAGTTTTCGGGATTCGGGAGCGGTGGCTCGGCTATCCGAAACCACCGCCCCCGATAAGTCTTATTCAGTTGGATTGTTCTCGTCTAACTGTTCCCCAAGCGGAGTTTCAGTAGGCGAGTCCATCTCAAAGTCATCGTACTCATCAGGCTCGTTCTCGTCCCAAACGGGATCAGTAGTGTGCTGCGAGAACTCGGGAATCAAGCAAGTAATCCAAGTCGATGAGTAAGTTGTGCCATCTCCCGCTCCAGAGTCGTCAATGGCGTTCCAAAAGTAGTCCTCTAGACTTGACCCAGACGCATTCTTGAAGTCATCAAGAATAGCGTTGGAGTCCACAGTATTACCGTGAATCGTAGAGAAGGCGAAGTCATCTCCAAGATCAATCTGATCTGTGCCACCGTAGTATGGAACAGACACATCGGACACACCATGCTTCAGTAGGGCAAGCCATCCACACATCTCATTCTCATCGGGATAGTCGCCAGCCAACTGTCCAAGCAGTTGCTTGGCGTCCCTTTCGTCATCCTTGTTGACAAGAGACTTTGGCAACCAAGCCGATGACTGCGGAACAGCGTTCACGATAATGCAGGCAATCAGTCGCGGATCATTGATCTCACTCAAGTCAAGACCGTGACGCTCCCCAATCGACTTGATAGCCTTCATGCCTTCAGGCGAGGCGAACCACGCTTCGTAGTTCCATTCGTTGCTCATGCTCTAACTCCTTTCCCGTTTTCGGGATTCGGGAATGGGAAGGGGGAGAGGCTTGCGCCCCTCCCCCCCCATCGTCCTATCAGAGCATCGCCACAGCGATGTCATGCGCTTCGTTGGTACGGTCGTAGCCGTCAGAGAAGCGGTTGCTCCACAGCCGCATCGTGGGGTCGGTAGACTCGCCACGCACGGTGCGCTCATGCTGCGTCCACTTGGTGACGCTGTTCATGGCGAGCCACAGAGTAGGCGAACCGCCTCCAAGAGCGATACGCTCCATCTCAAGCGTTGCGATCCAAGAGTCACGCGCTCGCTCAACCTTACGATTGGCTCGCTCGACCTTCTCGACTGCGCTCTCGTAGGCATCTGCACTCTGTCCAACAGACATGACAGGCAGAGGCTCGAAAGGCATGATCTTGTCGTAGTAAGACTTCACCTCTGCGTCGGTGAGAGTCTTTGCGATCAAAGCCTGCATCTCCTCGTCTGCCTTATCAAAGGCAGCACAGGTGATGCCAAGAATGCGCTTCGCCTCGGTCAGTCGATTGTGAGCCGACTTCGTGTGCCGAATCTTCAGCGCACGCGGAGAACCCTTGACCTCATTCAGCATGAGATTCAGAGTGTTCGCGCACACCATTCGACGCATATGTGCGCCAGCCACAAAGTGACGGTTGCCGACCGCATTGTTGCTGAAGCCAATGAACGGCTTGTTCACATCGTTGCCGTTGCGGTACTCCTTATCGAGTTCAAGGTCGATAAAGAAGTCCTGCCGTCCGTGAAGAGTGCCAGCCGACACGATGCGACCCGTACCGTGCTGCGTGATGCACTCTTCTGCGAGCGCAATAGCGTCCTCAAGTCCGATCATCGTGTAGCCATCGCCCACGATACCGATGGGATTGCCCTCGGAAGTGACAGCCTTGAAGTTCGGGACAGTAGCACCAGCACTAGTCTGGACGCTCTCCATCTCGTACTCCCACGGGAACGCCTTGCGGACATCCTCGGGGGTGATCTTGTCGCGGTTCTCGCCAAGACCGTGCCAACCCTTGTCTCCCTCAATCAGTACGCGATCAGCGACAACGCCTTCAGTAACGATTCCATGTGCCATGTGATTGTATCTCCTATGAGTTTCTTCTCGCCCAAGTCGGAGCAACGCGCTCCACGCCCTAACCCCGTTCCAGTTTTCGGGATTCGGGGGCGGCGGGCAGTCAGCGCATCGCCCCGAATGGACAAAACGGGCAAGGGCGCAGCAACAGTATACTGCATTTTGCCAAAGAATCAATACGCATCGCAGAGAATCTGCTTTTTTTATTCAGGATTTGTATGCGATCTCTTTGCGGCGGACACCATGCTCAAAATCGGAGCATCAGATCCTAGATCAGATTGTTCCGACTTTTTCAATGTCTCTTCAGCCTCATCTCCCCAAGCAAGATTCCAACTCTTCGCGCACTGTGGTCCATAACCTTTTGCTAGGGAGCGACCGTCAGCAAGAGGATTTCCACAGAAACAGCACACCCCTGTCTTGCGACCGTATTCAGAAGCAACTTTTACAGGGTCATCTGCAAAGACTTGCAGGAAGTCTAGCACCGAATCCAGAGAGCCATGAAAGTGAGATGAAGGCTTGAACTCGCCGCTTGGAGTGATCTTGCCTATGTATAACCCTTCTCGGGTCACATAGTAGCAGCCAGAGTTGGGATGATTCTGTCCAGATGACTTCTTTTCGGGCGCCTTTTTTACGAAGATCAAAGCGCCGTTGAAGATGAAACGAAGTCCTGGGCGCTTCAGTCCCCTGCCGATGGGAGCCTCAAACAACTTACAAATGCCTGTCAGATCAACTTTGTTCATGGAAAACTTCTCTCTATGAATCAGTCTGATTCGTCGTTGTATTCATCCCAATCGCTTGGGCGGTATTCATCACTATACGAACTCGGATCAGGAGGCTTCAGTTCAGCGCCGTGATTGTCTAAAACTTCATTGAAGCACTTGCTGATCTCTGCAAGAAAAAGAAGCCTGTCAGAGGCAGGAATCTTCATTTCAGAGACACGCTCGTGAATGAGAAGCACTACATCTTCCTCATACACTTCCCTTGTGCATCCAATGTCGTAGTCGCTAAAGACTTCATCAATCCGCATTGAGATTTCATCCATATACGGAGTCAGGGCAAGTCGAGCCAAGATGATATTGCTATCCATTTTATCTCCTATTGATGTTCGTACTGATTCAGTTCCCGAAGAACAGGACCATCTCTATCTAAACGCAATACATCAAAGTTCTTGCTCTTTGCCCACATAATGAGCATCAAGAAATCTTCACTCACGCCTTTTGAGAGCAGTCCGTTTCTTTCTTCCCATGTCTCGCATTCCCATTGCAGGAATGGAATGACGATGCCTTCCGCATACGCAAAGACAGTAATGCCATGAATCTGCCTAGTAGCAAGCAGTAGTAGATCACGCGGCGTAGCGTGAAAGGTGCTAATGACTGCAACTCGACCGATTATTGGCTTTGAGTCGTACATGGAAACTTCTAGAAGATGAACTTGATCTTGACTTCAGCGATGCGACCGTCATTCGTGCGCTTGACATAGACGGGATAAAGACCATCTCCGTAGCCCGACGATGTTGCGAAAGCCAAGTTGCCGAAAACTCCACACCCCTCTGCGCGTAAAGTCACCTTGCAAGCGCCAGCGTAGTTGAGGTCGGGAGCATCGTTGTGTTCAGATGGAAAGTCGTTCTTGATATAGCAGGGATCAATCAGCATGATCTGTCCGCTATCAACAGGAATCTTACCCGCAAGTTGAAATCGTCCGCTCATTTTATTCCTCTGGGTTTTCATTAGGATCGCTGAAACGATACAGAAACTTTGATGCAGCCTCATTTACAGACCGCGCAAACACCTCTTGACTTTCAGTCTGCCTAATCAGTATCATCGACTGATGAACTGCGTTGAACTCTTGCTTTGATAGCAGATCACCGAAGCGAGATGCTGTTGACTTGCTCAATACATCTGAAAGAGCAAGAATGGCATCCACCGCAGCCTGTTCTCGCTGCTGTATGTCTGCGAACTCGTTTGATCGAATCTCATGCCAAGACATGAAGGCATCACGGGCGCGATCAAGGGAGTCGGAGATGTTTGTATGTTCTCGGTTCATAGCCTAACCCCGCTCCCGTTTTCGGGATTCGGAAGCGCCCCCCGCAGGACTTGAACCTGCGACCTGCGGTTTAGGAAACCGCTGTTCTATCCAACTGAACTAGGAGGGCTACACATTTGCTGTATTAAACTGACTGATTTGACTTCTCTATTACCCTTGAGCCAATCAGGAAATAGATTAATCAATCTTGGATGCTCTTTCAGTAGGCCAACAAATACTTGTACCGTGCTTTTACTAACTTTTTTATCCAAAGTAAGCAAATGCTTGATTTTTCCGTTGCGGTCATATGACCGCAGGTGAACATCGTCTGAAACAAACATCAAGCCATTTATGGTTAAAAATCGCAAAGGCTTATGCGTCCTAGACTTGCCCATGTTAAGCCTCTTCAGTAATGCGCTCGGCGGGACTTGAACCCACGACCAATCGGTTAAAAGCCGATTGCTCTACCAACTGAGCTACAAGCGCGTATTAGTGATTTGTAACCGATAGGAAGCCTATTCGGTACTGATTTGGATGCGATTATTCAAAACATCCCAATCTGCATAAGCGAATGGGATCTTGATGGTGTATCGCACACCCTTCTTTCCTTGCTTGGTAGTGAACATCATCCCCGTCAATGCGTCATGCAGTTCTTTCTCTTCATAAAGACTTTCTTTAATCAGTTCGTCAATCGAAGAATAGACAACTGCCTTAAGTGCTTTATGAGACTCGTTCCAAGATTTCGCAAGATTGTCTGCGGTAGTCCACAAATCGTGTGGAGGCACAAATCGAACCTCCGTGTCCGCTGTGTCAAAATCGACAGAAGCATCTACTTCAAGATTGAAAGTAGAGAAACCTCTTGTTGCCGCATAGACAATAGGATCAAAAAGTCTGGTCTTACCCTTCCAGTCAACTTCTCCCTTGTATTCGCCAAACACCATAGCGAGCAAAAGCGACTTCGCATGATCTGCTTCAGAGAGATTGTCAATCAGATCAGTAGCCCAACTTCCACAGTTTTGAGCGACAATGGAAGAGACTGCTTGCCCACATTCCGTGTGTATCGCCTTGATGAATGACTTGCCGCTTTTAGCCTTTGCAATCACTTCAAGTGCAGCAAACTTTTCATTGCATTCAGGGAGAGTCCGTAGCAGCCATTGCTCCATTCGACTTCGCAGGTACTTCCCCGCCGCAAAGTGATGCTGCTTGATCTCGGTCGCCTTCAGCATTCTCCAACTCCTTTGAAAGAGCCTTTGCTCCCTTGAGCATCCAAGACTTCATTGGCAGTTCCTTGAGCCAATCCTGCACGGTAGGAATGAATCCCATGTCCTCAAGGATGTGCTGCTCTCCCAATAGACGAGTAGGAACGGGCTTTTCGTCGGACTTTCTGACGATTACTTCGCCAAATACCTGTTGAGCGAGAAAGATCCCGAAAGACGAATGCAGAATCGCTCGGTGGCGCGCATCTGGAAGATGCGATTTAGTCTGGTCAAACCATTCATGGATTTCGATGTAGTCCTCAACTTGACCACCGAATCGCTTGGCTGATGACTTGGCGTGGTAGTAGGGGTGGCTCATGCCCTAACTCCTTTCCAGTTTTCGGGTTTCGGGAGCGGAAGCCCCCTGTTCCAAGTTATCAGAACAGGGGTAGGATTAGCAAAGCAGACCATTCCGTGACAGACCATACCTATTCTCACCTTGCCTAATCTTGAATCCCTCTCATTCAGTTCCCCAAATGAGAGAGAAGAAACTTGCCCGATCAAAACAGACCCGACCGCACCCAATCTGATCTAAACTAACACAGACCCTAGCGCACCTAAAAAATCTCTCTCATTCAGTTCCCCAAATGAGAGAGTTAGCAAAACCCAACAGACCGTTGCTTTGCTCGACAGAGCAGAACAAATCGCAACACACCACATCTTGTCTAAACACATCTGACCTAACCCCAACTTGAATCCCTCTCATTCAGTTCCCCAAATGAGAGAGAAGAAACTTGCCCGATCAAAACACATCCGACCCCATCCCGCCATACCTGATCGCAAGTATCAATGAAGTTACTTCACGGACTCAATCACAAACCGTCCGTATGTCGGGCGCATCTCGCACATCCCAACGGTGCGACCCGCATTGGCAACGGCAGCGATCACATCTGCCTCGTCAATGATTGACGGATCGAAGTCCACGGAGAACTTGACCTTCCAATCATTGTAGATCGGACGAGTGCGCAGAACCTTGCTGCCATTGACATTCACAAGTCGAACATCAGAGAACTCGTTGAACCGCTCTGCAAGACCTTCAACGGTACGAGGACCATCGTAGATCAGTTCGCCATCACTATTGAAGTAGACGCCCGCCTTGAAGATGGGACCGTGCTTTGACTTCTTTGCACCATTAGTGAAGGTGGCACGAAGCACATCAAGAGGGATGCAAGGCTCTCCCTTGTTGTTTAGGTAAAGACCACCCTCCCACTCCACACGCTGAATCTCAAGATGATTCTCTTCCTTCTTGCTCTTGATAGAAGTCAAGGACTTGAGCCGCTTGGTATGAGAGTTGAAATGGTTGGCAAGTTGCCCGTTGTGGGTAATCAGAGGCACAATGCCTGCGATGACGAAGTTGAGAGTACGAATGTCGAGACTGTTTGTCATTTTGATTCTATCCTTATAGATCAGAGATTTTGTTTACTTGCTGTCATTCTTGCCGAAAGCATCTCGCCCCATCCAAAGGCGAGAGCGAAGAGACTTCCATTCACTTGTGCCTGTCATGCTCTTCAGTCTTGCAGCCTTGTCTCGCAAAGAAGATTGCAGATTGCGGTCGTTCACCTTTGCCGCAGTAGTCTCGCAAATCCTAGTGTTCTTGCGGATAGAGCGCATCGCATAGGAAATGGACTGATCGCTCTTTTCATCAGTCTGCGATTGGTCAATCACTCGCAAGCCAAGACCGCTGTTCTCCACAAAAGTGTGATGTCCGTGGCGCTCAAAGAACCACCGCTCCACATAGGCGCGCAACTTGAGCCTAATCATGTCCCACTTGCGCTGCTCTACCGTGGCAGTCTCAACAGTCACACCAGCCCAAGAAGCAATGTCATTGGGAGTGATTTCTGATCCAGGATTGATCTTTTCCTTCAGCCAGTCGCAGTTCTCGTCATTCATCTGATTGATCCTTTTTGTGCTTCGCCTACACCCTAACTCCGCTCCAGTTTTCGGGTTTCGGGAGGAGGGGCGGGGGCTTGCGCCCCCGCCCTGATTCAAGCCATCTCGTACAGTCTCTTGTATGAACGCAGTTCCCTATTCCTGCGCATCATGCCATCAACATAGGCAAGATGTTCGGGACCAAGTGCTGCGACCTTCTTGGAGAACTCTACGCTTTTGCGAAGTCTTTGCGAAGCAAACTGAAAGTTCTTTGGAGTCTCCTTGATGAGATTCATCACAATGTTCTCATCATCAGCCCATTCAGGAAAGGCAGACAGAATCAAGTCAGCACCACTCCATGTGTCTTTCCTGCAAGAGATCAAGACGCCATCTGCATCTTGAATGAAATACGGATGAATGTTCATTGGCTTCTTGTCAAAAGCGAAAGAGAGTGGCTCTTTATCTCTTTGATACCAGTCCCACGACAAGCAATGCACGGAGTAATCTTCATTCATCCAACACAGATGATCTCCGAACGAGCAAGCGTAGACAGCGTCCTTCATCGCTTCAGAACGATTCAAAGGATTATGATGGCTGCTATCTCTGCGCGTAATCGACTTTACGCCACCACTAGTTTTCCAATACAAGTAATGCCAATCATTTGCCACCCATTCAGTTTGGCAAACAAACAGGTTGGGCTTACGAGAATCTTCATTCAACTCGTGGCAAATAACTGTCTCGCCATCATTGAAACGAATCCAACCAATGTTGTGATCGAATGCAGCAGAACTGATCCCACTCTTGTTGTGATTGAGAAATGCTCGTATGTTAATAAAGGTCAGATTGTCGATCTTTCTGAACTCAAAGAGTTGATTTTCTCCATTTGCCTTAACGAAGATAATCGCGCATGAGCCGAAAGGAATGATGTCCTTGATCTTCTCTGAATGAGGCAGGACTTCCCAAGTCTTTTTCTTGACAGTACCCCAAACATTCAGTTTGTTGTTCTCATCAAGTGCAAAGGTGGCGTCATAGCGCATTAAGCACTTGACGATCTTTCCCATGTCTTGAGGTGGACTTCTGTAGTTCTTGTCTCCAAGAGAGCGAACAGTAGTAGTGCCATTAGAGTTAACAACGGCTACCGTACTATTGCCTTTAGACCAGTATCCAAACTGTCCGTACTTGCTTGCGTCACCAACAAACCTCACATCTCCGTGGTTGGTCACAAAGCAAGCGGCGTTATATTGGGCATCGAAGGAAACAACTTTAGTTTGCATTTTTTGTCTTTCGTTTAGTTCTTGGAAATCGAGGCAGTTCTCTTGCTTTCGCAATCCCCACCATCTGCATCATCTCGTCCGAGTTCATCAGGCACTTCAATGTCTCCATGCAGTCAAACACGGGATCAACTTCTTGATTCAAAAGTCGTTGAGCCATCTGCAAGGATTTCGCCCCACCCTTGACATCAGACCAACAAGAAAGCGTCCAAAGTCTACCCTTTGTAGGGTGCAGAAACAACTTGAGATATGGCTTTCCTACTTCTTTCTTGCTTTTAGCCAAGTACCTAGTCGCCGTAATGAAGAAGGGGAAGGCAAATAACTCACTTGAGATGTTGTTCGCGTATGTGGCAGCACCCTTCTTGTAGGCATTCTTGTAGTAAGACTGCCTGATCCTGCCCCTGACGGCTGCAATCCGTATCCTCCATCCTTGAGGATACGCTTCTTTCAGTAGGCGCGATGCCCTTCTACGAGCAACGCGAAACTTCCAACCATCTTTGGGGATAGGTGCGATTGCCATGCCCTAACCCCATTCCAGTTTTCGGGTTTCGGGAATGAAAGCCCTCCCGTGCAGTTTCCTACACGGGAGGGTATTTGTTCGATTACTCGTCCTCTTCCTCCTGCCAGTCATCTTGATCCTCTTCGTATCCGTATGTTTCGTGACCCCATTTGAAGAATGTGATCTTGAAACTCTGCGAATACTCTGGCGGTCCTGCTCCACCGTCATCAAGGAATGAGTAGAGCATATCAATAGGCTCACAGCATCCATCTTGAGACTTAAGCCATTCCGACATTTCATTGCTGTCGTTCAACTGATTCTCCCAAGATTCATACTCGCGATCAATCCACTCGCAAATGATGTCATCGTTGGAAGAAATCTCATCAGTACCACCGCTGTATGAGAAATGAATCTCATTTACTCCCTTTGACATAAGGGCAATAGCAGAAGCGATGAAGTCGATGTTGGGACTACGCGACCACGGACTGCGCTCTTTCTGCTTGTCAAAAGCCAACTGATGAATAAGACCAAGAGACTTAACCTTGTTCTCATCAATCACAACATTGCTTGGCAGATATGCTGCGCATTTCGGAGCATAAGAGACAAGCGTAGTTGCGAACGCATCGTCTTTCATGTTTTCGGAAAGCAGACATTCTTCAGAATGAAGGCACTCGCTAACCATCTTTGCGATGCTCTTCTTGACTGACTTGAGTTTAAACTTCTTTGCCCAATCAAACTTGGGATCAATCTGCTTAAACGAAGCCTTCTTGACCTTCTTCTTGATCTTCTTCTTGGTATTAGTTTTTGTCTTGCTCATGTTTTTTCCTTCAATGGGATTGGTGGGAATCGAACCCACATGGTTTTTGAAACCGAGGGATTTTAAGTCCCTTGCGTCTGCCTGTTCCGCCACAATCCCTTCATGGCTTTGGTGGGAATCGAACCCACACGCCTTTCGGCTCTCGATTTTGAATCGAGCGCGTCTGCCTGTTCCGCCACAAAGCCCTGATACTTTATCGTATCACGGAAGTCTGTCTAGTGCGAAATAGTAGATATCCCAAACCCATTTGGGCTGCATCCACACGGGGGTATGAGATATCCACCAACTCATAGTCGGCTCGACATACGAGTACCAACCACGATCACCCATTTGCTTCCTTTCCGCAAAGAGGACATTTGGGTGATTTCGAGACATACTTGAAGTCACAAGAAGAACACTCGTAGCAACAAGCATCGCTGCTTTCAAGACTACTCAAGATAGGCGCTTGTTCTTGAACAGCGTTCTTGCTGACAAGCGGCTTCACCTTGTAGACAGGATGATCTTCGGTACTTGCACTCTTGTCTCTAGGGCATTCACGAAAATCCTTGTCTGCGATAACAAGTTCCTTGTTGACTGTGTTGTTGCCAACAAGAACAAGATGACGGTTCATGTCGTTGTCGCAGACAGTAATCGCGTAGCCATTGTCTCCACTAGCGAAGTTGGTGATATCCCAGCCCATAGGCAGTTGGACAGAACCGAAATGAGAGCCTTTGAGCAAGAAGGTGTTGTCGTGCTTGACAATGCCAACATAGTCTCGACCACAGAAGGCAAACTTGCAGAACTCACCGTCTAAAGCAAGCGGGAAATGTCCATTCTTGCCGTCCCAAACAAAGCAGAAGGCAGTTGCGTCAGAGACAATCACGCAGACGCTATCGCTTGCTTGCAGAGATGTAATGACTCCCTTGTAAGCAAACTCTTCAGAAACCTCTCTGAATGCGTGGATATGCGTCTTACTCGCAATGACAACAGTTCCGTCATCGCAGACATCAAAGTGAGCGGTCATATCAGGTAATGAGAACATTCCATGATTTGAGTTCACCTTGCGGTAGTAGCGAGAAGGAGTGCTGCCGTACTTGGACTGATCCCCATACACATTCAAGGTGTATAAATATCCGCTATTGGAAAGCACTGCTGTATGAAACTTTGATGTACGAACCGCAACAGGATTTGCAACGGAGAAGATAGACTGATCGCATCGACCAAATCTATCATTGCCGCAGACCTTTGCAGTAGAGTTGCTGATCCACGCAGTATGCGCGTAGGCACAGTCAATGTCTGTTGCGTCGTTGATGTCGTTGAAGTCCAACTTCCCCTTCGCGGAACTACCCCATCCCACAATCTGCGAGTCACTAGAGATTCCCGCAGAGTGAGATGAACCAACGCTCATTTTGATTAGATGGAGATTGTCGTAGATTCTGCTTGGCATGACCTAACCGCACTCCCGTTTTCGTGCTTCGGGAACGAAGCCCTGTACCGCAACAAGGCTAGTTCCTTCATTTTTGCTTCAATCATCACATCGTACTCCCTAACTGCACAGAGTTCGGGAATAGACTTTGACACATAATCGGCATGAGCCTGTGGTCGAGATCCGTCACGCGGTTCGCTGTAGTGAATCTTCGGTACGCGATCTTTCGACCAAGTATTGAAAGCCATCTGCGCCGCTTCGTCAAGAGGAATCCCACCATGATTCAAAGAATGGTGGTGGACATCAATCACAAGAGGCACACCCGTATTCTCCGAGATGGGCAAAAGGTCTTGGATTGTCCACATACTAGGCTTGTCATCATTCTCAAGAGTCAGACGCTTTTGGGCAGTAGCAGACAACTTGCTGAAGTTGTTGATGAAACGCTGCGCAGTAGGCTGCTTACCCTCGTATGTCCCGCCAACATGAATGTTGATCGGGAAGTCATCTTCCATGCCTAGCGCGTCACCAATAGCAGAGTGCATCTCTATGCACATCAAAGACTTGGCAACCACACTATCGTCAGGACTAGCAAGACAGGTATATGGACCAGGGTGCATAGACAGCCTGATCCCATTATCCCTAGCCAAACTGCCGACACCATTCAGGACACCCATGATTGAGTGCGCAGTAGGCAAATCTGAAATCTTGTAGTTGAGTTCGGGATGATCCATGAAGGGAAAGATCCCTGACCCGATGCGGAAAAACTTGATGTCGTTCTCCACATTCCACCACATAACCTTGAGCAAGTCTCGCGCATTAGAGAGAGCCAGTTCATTCACTCGACGGATGCTGAAGCCATCCATGCGAAGAGTGCGGTCGGTAAAGACTCGCTTGGAAGCGGGCTTCACATCGCACAGGGTCATGTTCTGACAGGCGTAGCCAAGATTTCGGATGGGCATTTTATGGAAACTTTTTGAATGAGATTTGATGAACTGCCGACATACCTAACCACGCTCCCGTTTTCGGGATTCGGGAGTCAGAAGTCGAAAGACGGCGGAGTGTGACCTTGACTGATAATAGTATTCATATAGTCGCGTCCAGCCTTGCCCGTCATAGGAGGCTGAACATTTTTTCCTGTAGCAATAGATAGCAGTCCAGAAGCAATGATGGGATTTGTAAGCACATCATTCGACTGCGCTTCCTTCTGTGGCAGCCTTCTTGGCGACTTCTCTGGCGGCGTCCATTCAAGATCCATGTTTCTGTCTCCTTGTACAAAGGATTTGTACGCTAAAAGGATCTCAAACGGTAAAAAAAAGTTACAAATCAATAAAAAAAACAGGCGCCATATTGAACGCCTGCTTTATTTAAGCCATTATCGAGTTATTCAGAAACGCCTTTTACAATCTCGTTAATGTTCTTAATGATGACTTGAGCCTCTGCATCGCCATTTTCTGCTCTGCGCCTTAAAGCGTGAACAGTCCATGCCATGCTTTTGATAAGCCCTTGAGTCTTGATGTCATCAATGGCACGAGGACATGCCCAGCCATTGTCGTTCACACTACGGGCATATACCCCTGCCTTGAAACTAACTGCTCCTGCACTAGACTCACAAGTCTTGACATATTGAGTGGCACTATCTCCGTTAAGCACAGAGAGCCTATCAAGGCCAGCCTTTGCATTTACAGGTTTTCGAGACATTAGACACCTACTTTATCTTTGTGTTTTTCGATTGAGTGAGAGAGTTCACGAATGTCGTCATTGAACTCTTTTCTCATATTTTCAATCGTATGGATGTGGTCCACCTGATTGTCGTTGATCCTGCGATCAATAGATTCAGAAAGCCAAACAATCCTTCTGTCCATTTCTAACAAACTTGATTCAAGATCTCTGATTGACCTGTCAAGCCTATTGGTGAAGTAAAGAATCATCGCACAAGACCCAATGATCCCGCTCATAACGGACGCGGACAAGAGATACAGATTGTACGGAGGCATATTCATTGTAAAAAAAGCAGCAAACAATGAAAGCATGCTAAAGAAGTAACCGTAAAAAACTATTCTAGCGTAGATGTTCATGAGCATTTCCTTATATAAGTTGAAAAACAATGGGACTTACAGGATTTGAACCTGTGACCGAGCGAACTCTCGTCTTTACAATCAAACAAGCAAACATTTTCCTAATGGGACTTACAGGATTTGAACCTGTGACCGAGCGATTCAAGTTTGTGTAACTTTCGTTACTCCTTGGACTATATCATCACCTTAGTCTTACGACCTTAGGTGTCGGACGCTAATCTGGTTATTAAGAGGACTAAACCTCTCCAGTAGTCTCTGCACCTTTCACCGATGTATCGGTGACTTGGCTCAGGATTGCCTTATGGATCTCGTATCGCTTCATCCATTTGCGAACAGCATTGTCACTAACACCGTATTTTTTGCCTATGGATAATACCGACTTTGAACTCAAATCTTCAAGTAACTCTTCCTTTGAAGGGCGCGTTACTTTTCGACAAAATAAATCGCTGCATTCTTTTGAACAGCAGTTCTTTTGTTTACTCTGAAGAGTCTTGTTGCAGATATTGCAATACTCTGCTTTTTTCCACTTAGGTTTCCCTGATTTCATCCGATTCAATCCGTCAACTTTCATTGACGGCGCACCACACGCAAGCCAGTTTTCCAATTTTGAATGTTCTCCTCTTGTGATAACAAGAAGATTGCAGGATCTGTTATTTGTCCGATCACCGTCTAAGTGATGGACAATCTCATTTGCTTGCAGCATTCTTCCTAAGCAATCTTCTGCTACGGCTATGTGTTCATATACATAGCCGTACCAGTTTTCTGTTTTCATTGCCTTTGGATGATCTGGCAAATAGATGACCCTATAGCCATTCAAATCTCTTACTGACTTTTGTCTACCCATAATGAAACTCCTTGAGAAAGTACAATACTATTATCGAACTTTCTCATTTGAACCTTCATTAAGGGTTCAGATGAGTCGCCAGCTCTAGACCGCTGAGCTAAAGTCCCAACTAAAATGGGAAATGTTTACCTATTTGATTGTCAAAGAACGAGAGAGTCGCCAGCTCTAGACCGCTGAGCTAAAGTCCCTTGTATGAGATCAATATGCGGTAGCAAAGAGGATCGGGAAAGAATCACATGAAACTGCTAAGCATACTCATTAAAAATAGGCAATTGCCTAAAATGCAAGATAAAAAAAGAAAACCCGCCCTTGCATTGCTGCAAGAGCGGGAATGGAGCCGAGGGGAATCGAACCCCTGTGCTGAAACTTCTCTGTCGGACCTTCTACACGCTTTAGTGCGATCCCTCCGCGTGATGCAGTCATCGCACTAGAGTGCATCACAGACCTCTCATCTATAATATTTCCTACACCGCCTTTGGAGAGAGGTAGTAAAGTGCGGTGTTTTGCATCTGTTTTAAAAGTAAGACTACCGATGCGTCTTATCTTACTTTGCTTTTTCAAGCAGCCATTCTAAAAGAGTTGGCGTTTTTGTTTTAGTGAGTTTTACAAGTTCCCACTAAACTCGGCGTGCAGTCGCAATCAGTATCCGTCCAGTCTAATCCTTTCAGCCCCGATATAGAACTTACATTCTATATCGGACAACTCCTTTTTTATTCTCGGTCATTCTTGCGAGATGCCTTGATCGTGATGTTTTGCTCCAGCCTAGAAGCAAAAGTAATCAGGTCGGCATTTGCCCCATCAGCAAGTGGACGACCATTTTCGTCTGTGCAGCACTCACGAATGAGCGATACAAGTTCAAGTGCCATTGCATCATTCATGCCAACAAGAATGCCGTTAGTTACAGGGCTTGGGGGAAAGACCCATCCATGCGCCCTTTTAAGATTAGGCATCTCATTGAATCGTGCGGTACTATTCATCAACTGCGTCATATTAAACTCCTTTAACTAAATCGTGCAATGAAACCAATCCATTACATCGTGATGGTATCACATTTTTGGCTAATGTCAAGCGGTTAGTGACCGTGACGAGATGCTTGACTGATGCTGCTACTGCGGAACTGCTCGGGCAAGGAGTTCATAACAAACTGAAACAACCTTTGAGCGTCCTCTCCATCAAGGATCTCCACATGAGTGCCATCAGCCTCATACGGCTTAAACTCTACACGCGCCTGTTGACCAAAGAACGAGATTCTAGCAATCGTATCCAATGGCACAAATACAAGTTCGGAAAGTGGCACAAACATTTTCATTCTCCTTTAAAGCGTCGCTGGGTGGACTCGAACCACCGACTTACTGCTTAGCGTACTACTCTAGATTACTCTAGCCAGGTAAAACCTGTTGTAGTCTGGACTATTTCTTCGCCATTTCAGGCGTCTGGCGTATAGTCTCTACGCATCCCGTCATCACGGTTTGCTCGGAGTTGTCCTAAATAAATATTTAGGATGTTCTCCGAAATAGCCAGATCCACTTCGTGTGTTCTTCCATGAAGTTGCATAAGCCTACTAAACTTTCCACGGCAAGAAGGAGAGCAAGCAGTCCATGTACCTTTTTTTGAAAGGTGTGTTTGAGTTTTTCTTCTTGTAAACGCATTCTTGCAAGAAGGACATTTCAAACTTACCATTACTGCTAACTGTTCTTGCCCATGAAGTCTAGCATGATCTGCAAAGTTTTTAACTTCAAGATTTTCTATCTTGTTGTTTTTCTTGTTGCCATCTCTATGATGTACAACTTCATCTGCATTGAGAAGTCTTTGAAGATTATTTTCTACAACTATTCTGTGCATCAACACATAGCCATTTTTAGTGGCTTTTGGATGATTGCTTACTTTAGCGTATAAATAATCTCCTTTTTTGATGACCTTCTCAATATTCCACACGAAGGCTCCTATTACTTAAAGGCAGTTACTCTATCCAACTGAGTTACAGCGACATATGTTTATATCTCGACTATCCAACTGAGTTACGGGGATATTTTTGATTTACACTCAGGGCAAGTGACTTCAGAGTGTTCGATGCAGTCATACCATCCGTATGAAGCATCTTTTACTTTTTTACCGCAAAGAGTTTTTCCTTCACGCTCAGTAGCATGAACTATAACTCCCTTGATGCCGTCCCAAAACAAGCCGTTGCAAATAGTCTGCGTGGACTGTCTTACTTGAGCAAATAGCATCCGTGCCATTTCTATTCAAAAAAGTGTTGTGACAGGCAAAAAAGCGAAAAAAAAGTTACAAAAGATGGAAAACAGGGTGGGCGACACGGAGCCGCCCACCCTGTGATCTGTTCAGCCGCCTATTTAGGCGTTCTCGGTTTCGATCACCGCATCGGTCACGACAGGAGCGCGAGAGGCAGACCACTCGTACTTGCCGCGCTCGGGACGGGTCACGCTCTTGGTCTTGACCAACTTGCCAAGAACCTGCGAAACCATCGTCGCAACATTCTTGCCCTTGTTGCTCACACCCTGCGAGGGAAGAGCGTCAACGATGTCGGAGATCGCAACCGAACCGTTTGCGCCACGGACGATGTTCTCGACCGCCTGACGCAGCGTAACGCCGCTGTCAGACTTCGCCTTGCGACCGCGCTTACCACCCGCCGCCTTCGTAGCAGTACCGCCGCCCGAACCCTTCGGGCGACCCACGCGACCGCTCTTGCGAGCAGCGCCCTTGCGTCCCGACTTGACAGCCGCCTTGTTCTTGGAACCCTTCGGGCGACCACGGCGAGGCGTTTCTGCACTAGCGGTGCTGTCCGACTCAACACCCATCTGCGTAGCGAATGTCGAAAGCGAGTTGAGGTGCGAGGTGAGTTCATTGCGCGTCGAGTTGATCGCAGCAATGAAGGTGTCACGGGAAATGCCGATCTTGCGAGAGATGATGTCTGCGGGCGTTGCGGTCAGTACCGCGCTGTTCTTCGTTCCCATTATGGAAACTCCTTTAATGAAATCTGCCTACCTGTGATGAATGCTAGTAAACCTGTGGCAGTTTTGGTTTACAGGAGAAGATTATACGAATAAGTTTCTTTGTCAAGACTGATTCGTAGATATTAGAAACTTTTTTCTAACTTCTTCTCTGACCCTTTCTAACTTCGCTCCAGTTTTCGGGTTTCGGGAGCGGGAAGGGTTCTATCATCTTAAGAACCAACTTTTTTTATTTACCCGCAGGGGTGGAGGACAAGCCTCCACCCCCACAGGTAGGTGGTTTTTATCAGACCTTCTTACGCGAACTCTTCTTGAGTTGCGTAGAACCGCCAACGACGGAGACAGTCTGTGCGACCTTCGGCACGGCGACGATGTTCACAAGCGAACCGAAAGTCGCCTGATCCTTCGCGTTGAGAGCGTCGATGCCGATGATGTTTCCCGCATTGGGAGACACATCGGAAGAGGCTGCGACAACCTGCACCTTGAGATCGCGGACAACAAAGTTGCCCTTCTTCGTGGTGTAGGAAGTCGGAGTAAGCATCGCATCACGATGCGTGGTGGAGAATGCCTCGCCAAGCAGTTCGTCAAACTGCTCGGAGGTAGGCTGCTTCACCCTGCTGTTCGTCGCGTAGAGGTTCCACAGGTCGCGCATCTTGGCTTCGATGTTCGCCTGCGTAAGCACCCCGCCATTCTTGAGGATGTCAAGAGTGGCTTCAGCGACCAACTTGATCCGATCAAGGCGCTCGGCAATGCCTTCCTGCATCGGATCAATCGTCACATCACCCGTCAGCATGACGAGTCCATTGATGCAATACTGATTGCCACGGAGTCCGTCAACAACGACTTCATCCTTCGTAGCCTGTGCAGGGTGCATCACGGTGTTGCCCTTCTTGAGCGAGTTCGTAGACCCGCTCTTGGAGAGCGCGGTACGCACAAGCGCACCAATCTCATCGACTCCCATAGCAACGCCCGTTGCGCTGCTTCCATTGTTGCCATTAGTAGGCATCTGCTATACTCCTTTTATGCTGCCTTTCGATCACCATTGATCGGTTTGCAGCGTTTTGAAGTACCCCTGCGGAGAACGCCTCCGCAGGGGGCTGTCTCTTCAACCGCGTTCCCGTTTTCGGGATTCGGGATCGGCGGTCAGCCGACTCCGATTTGGATGTGTTCACCATACGGAGGCTTGACATTCGTGGTAGTCAGCCACAGAACATCGCATTCAGGCTCATCGCCAAACTCTCCGTATCCATCGGTCAGATAGACCATGATATCAACAGGAACCTTGTTGTCATCAATGTGCTTGAACACAGGACGGAAATCTGTGCCGCCGCCACCCTTGAACGAAGTAGGACACTCTTCACAAGGCGCAAGCCAACGACCCACATGAACCTCTGCATCGCAATCGACAACATAGAGCGGACAGTTGAACTGTCGACGAATCTCGTCAATCTCTGCAACAGCAGCGGACATTTCATCCTCGCCCATCGACCCCGAAGTGTCAACCGCGAAGCCGATCTTGGGAGCATCGTTGCCGTACATGGACGGCATATAGATGTTCTGATGGATCAACCTACGGTTGGGCGGCATGAAGGTGTAGTGATCGCGCAAGATGCGAGTTACTCCGAATCGGAGATACTGCTTCAAGGCTTCACGCCAATCAACACGGCTCTGCAACTTGCTCGTCACGGCACGATCAAGAGACTCGGGCATATCGCCCTGCATCTTGGCTCGGGCATGAGCAAGCGCGATAGCGTTATCCCATCCCTGCTCGCTCTCCTTCTTGTCCGCTCTACGCTCACGGATGACAATGCTATCGCCGTCCTCACCATCACCATCACCATTGTCATCGCTATCGCCGCCCTCGTAGTCAAGATCACCCTGCATGGTGTAAACCTTGACCTTCTTGGCGCTCTTGCGGATGTCCTCGTAAATCTGCTCCGCAGTCATGCCCTCGTACTTGCGATCAAGAAGGATATCCTGCGGGACATACTTGCTCTCGGAGAAGTTGTCAGCGAGAAGCAGATTGGTCGCGTAGTCAATCGCCACATTCCACAGGAAAGGCTCCCGCGTAGAACGACGATCAATGTGAGAGAATGCAGCGTGGACAATCTCATGTGCAAGGACGAACAAAGCCTGATCGTCAGTCAGGCTAGAGAAGAAGTCCTTGTCGAACGAGATGTTGCCGTGACGGTCAACACAGGCGGTAGGGACACCCTTCTTCTTGCCGTCAACAATGGACACCTTGCAGTTCTCAACAAGGAGTCCAAAGAACGGAAAGAAGCGGTACATCCGAAACACGATGCCCTTCATTCTCTCGCGGAGCAGATTGATCTCCTGCTCGGTTGCGAACGATGCTGCGACTGCCGTGGTGGTGTTGTTCTTGGTTTTCTTTGCCATGCTCTTACCTCGTTCCCGTTTTCGGGTTTCGGGAGCGGGAAGGGGGAGAGGCTTGCGCCCCTCCCCCTCCACCATGCGGGGAGACTTACTTCTTGATGCCGTACTTCGTCAGCAACTTCTCATGCGTCAGAACCCACTTGTGAGCGGCAGAAGCATCGCACACAGCAGACTTCACATGAGGATCGCTAGTGAGAGTACGCACAAAGAACAGACACGCGATCTCGGGCGAAAGACCCGAAACGATCTCGCAGCAGCGATTGACATTCTGCGTGACCCACTTCTTCTCTCCCCTAGTGAGGCGAGAAGCGAGAGCCATAGCAACCGCGTACGAAATGCTGATCTTCTTCGGATTCTCCTTGAACTCCGACTTCTTCGCAATGAGCGAGTCGATGTCGGGCATATCGCGGATCTCCCGACGATAAGCGTCGAACTCCGCAGACGCACCCTTGCCCACAAGAGGAGCAATGTCATCGCTCTCGTCCATGCCGTTCTGCAAGCAGACCGAAACACGCTCCCAACTACGCGGAGAAGCAAAGTTGGCGTATTCGTCCTTCGGTTCAGTACACAGAAGTCCAGGTCGGAAGTTAAGGAAGCCAATCACATCGTCATGGATGCCGCTACTAGCAGCCCAACGAGTCCACGCTTCAACGGTCGGCTCATACTCGACAACAGAGAAGCGATTACGCAGGGGAGCAGAAAGCGGATTGACATGAGCCTTGTGAGAAGCCTTGTTGCCCGCTGCGACGATGTACCAACCATCGCCCAACTTATGCGGACCACACTTGCGATCAAGAATGAGTTGGAGTGCAGCATTCTGCACAGCCGCCGAAGCGGTGTTCAACTCATCAAAGAAGATGATGCCCTTGCCCGTAGCAGGGATGAACTCGGGACGCGCCCACTCAACATGGGACGCTCCATCCGCGCCATTGCGGACAGTAGGCAGACCACGCAGATCCACAGGATCAAGCATGGACAGACGGACATCAATGACGGCATCACCATCAGCAGCCTGATGAACCATCTGTGACTTGCCGACACCTGGCGCGCCAAAGATGAAGGTAGGGATGCCAGTCTTACGATTACGACGAATGCGCTCAATGAGATTCATTACATTACTCCGAAACGATTTGCATTATGGAAACTCCCCGCTGGAGTTCGCCACCTCCCTAACCGCGTTCCCGTTTTCGGGATTCGGGAGCGGGAAGGCGACCCTTTCCCCATTGAAAGCGGACGAAGGGGATCGAACCCTCGACCATCTGCTTGGAAGGCAGAGACTCTACCGCTGAGTTACATCCGCATGACTATCTATCGACTATTTGTCAGGTTCGATAGTCACAGTAAGGCTTTTTGATGTCAACTGCTCCTGCAAGAACTCTGCCTTCTCCTTGTGAGATACAGTCACTACAGACAGTCCTTCATGATGGACTTCCATTGTTCTCTGCACGGCATCCTCAGGCTCCAACTTGACAATCTCCATGAATGTCTTGATGACGTGTTCAAAGGTGTTGATGTCATCATTGTGGACAATGACCTTCCATCTAGGCAGCGGCTTTGATGGACTAGTGTTCTCAGTTGGCTTAACTGGTGTTTCAGTCTGACTCATTCATTCCTCCGATAGTTCGATTTCGCCAAACGGCTCAATGCCTGTGGAGTTGTGTCGGAACATTGCCTGTACCCCCGACATACCCCATCTATTCTTCGTGCATCGAATGGCGAATCCTCCTGTGTCCCTGTCTCTTACAGCCAAAAACACAGAATCAACAAGGTGTTCAACAATCCTGCTACCCGAAATCTGATCCTTTTTGTTCAACTGGGTAACAAGAACAACATGGCAGTTATATTGAATGGCTGCCGTCTTGTATGAGGCAATGCATCTTTCCAATCCATTTCGGTTTTTTGCCTCATCAAGCATCTGAACAGAATCAACGATCACCAAATCTGCGTTGTTTGCAGAAAGTTCATCCAACTGTCCTTTAAGTGAACGAATGTCTCCGCAGCGAAACGCAGCGTCTTTTTTGATCTTTCCTTTAGCCACCGTCTTAAACTGTTCAAGCGCAAACTCATTTTGCCAATACAACGCGGAAAGCGTTTTACCTTTCTTCGGCTCCGTCAAGGAACCACATACTGCAATCATTGCTCGCGTTTTACCCACCCCAGGTGATCCTCCCAATAGGCTCACTTGACCTCTTGGAAAGCCCTTTGAAGTGAGATCATCAGAGAATCCCCACAACATATCAATGTGATTGATACCGCATGGGAATCGAACAAGTTTTTTATCTGAAATGTCATCCAAAGAGGTGACAGTTCCCTTTCCTGCAATCCCTTCCATGTCGGCGCTCTCCTTTGCTTCCGTGCGGAATCGACTACGCAGTACCCTGATATGAGAGACAGTTGTTTCTCTGTCTAGTTCTCCGTGCCGCATTTTGAGTGCCGCGTAAATCTGTTCATCAGTCCAACTGAGTAGTTGGATCATGAGTTCGATTTCCTTGCTCAAAGATAGCGCGCCAAGAGAACCTGTCGTGACTAGTGCCTTGCGTCCCATAGAACCACCATTCTACGAAATGTAACCTACAGTCAAGAGGAAAACCGTGAAGATTACAAAAAATGGCGCGAGGAGGGAGGAGTCGGGTGAACCCCTCCCTCCCCGCACCTAGAGGAGTCAGATGTAGCCGCCAACCTGTAGCAGCCTACGAAGAGATCGCACTTCACGATGCTTCTTCAGATCAGCAGGAAGAGCCTTGAACAGATACGGGATCTCCTTGACCATCTTCATGGCAAGTTCTTCATTGCGAACGCAAAGACCAGCCATGTAGTTACAGAACCACGGAGTTTCGTTCCTAGTTTTCCTAGCGAAATCCTTTGATTCCATGTCAGACTTCATCATGTTCATGTTGTCCTCACTCTTGCGAGCGACGCAACACAATGTATACATCAACTGGTCCAACATGGGCAAGTAATCTGTCCTGCTTCTGTACGAAGTAGCGGCATCATGCAGACCGCGCATAAAGTGCGGACGGTCACGATCCCACAAGTGCATGAATCCGATTGACTTACAGATGATGTCAATGCGCTTGTCCCTCGAATCTTCAGACGAATACTCTCGCGGAAACAAAGCAGAAAAGTAACTGTCCGTACTAGCGAAAGTCTTTGCGCTACGCACAGGGTCGTTCTCAAACCACTCCATATAGGAGGGAACGGAAGAAGTGTTGCCTGTTACTGGCATGCAGTATGTAGACGGCATGAACCTGCGAGTAGGCGCATTACTCCACATCAGATCCCACATCTGAGGGTCAGTCAGAATGTCCCAGTCAATGTCATCCCTGAACTCTGGAGACAGATAGGAGTTCGTCTTTGACATCTCCAAGTAGGTATTGACCAAGATGAGCGCAGCGTCCTTGTTGCTCTTCATGCTGCGCCACAGTTCCCTCGCGTTATAGCCGCCCGACAGTCGCAGTCGGGCAAGAATGCGTAGGTCTAGTGCAGACACATTCTTAAGGATCTCTTTGTTCTCAGGTCGCATAAGCGTGGCGTGACCGCTGCTGATAGCCATGTCGCAAAGGCTCCTGATGGTTTCGGTGGGAAGGTTCTCGTATGCAATGTCTTTCATTTTTTTATCCTCTAGGTTGAGCGGAATCCCGTTCTCCCTAACCCCGTTCCCGTTTTCGGGATTCGGGGGCGGGGCGGGGGCGACTCGTATCTCTACGCCTCGCCTCGCTCCTCGCGCGCGAACCGATAAATAAAATAATGAGCCGCCATATACATATCCCCTCAGCACTCGATTGGTGTGCTTTCTTGGCTAATACAGCAGAAATAGATGGCTATTTAGTAAGTGAAAACGAACTGAATAGGGTAAGAACTTCGGTGGCTCCACGCAGGTATGCCCTTGCTTTAACCAACTGTGCAAACAGACTTTGGGATCACGCAACATCAGATTCTCCCCTAAACCCCATGGCGGCGGCTAGAGACATCAATAACATCCTCGCGGAAGGCGCTCTGGAAGAAGGCGTCATCAAAGAGAAGTATACAGGCGAATGGCGCGAAGGCAACACAATAATTGATCTAAAAACTGACTTTGATCACGAGCTGGCGCCGCAGGTGATCCATCAGTGGGCAGATCAGATTAAAGAAATTGATGCGGAAGTCGTAGACTTTCTTGAACGTGGTTTCACCACCATGAGCTTGCAACGTCGTGCTGCCATGGCTGCGTGGATCACCCAGTTTCAGTGGGGGCACACCTGTCCCTTCCCAGCACTAAACGGCGTAACAGGCAGGTTCCTCACCAATCTTCTCCGAATGAGATGGAGCATGACAATGGTGCGGTATGACTTCGCCAAGGGATCTTGGCAGAAGAATCTATCCATCTGCCAAAAAATTTGGGAAAAGCAAGATATCCTAAGTCCAGTCAGTCCAGATACTTACAGACCAAATCTAGAAAAGCATGAGTTCTTTTCCCTCTGATGTGCATTCGCGAATACGAATCATCTCAGTGAGAGCCCTACCACACATTGCATTCATTGTTTTAGTGGGCGGCTGTGTGTCCACAGGGGAGCAAGCCCAAGTGGACAGCAGAGGTTTTTTCAACCAAACTGAGACACCAACCAGGATTTCGCCTCATCGAGAAGCCGAGATCCTTGTTGGGTACCTGAACTCTTCTTCCAGTCTCGCTAAAGAAGTTTGCTCGTACGAGGAAGCTTTGGAAACCTTGGAGTTCAACTCCTCGTGTCTGGACCGAGTCTCGGAACTGAAGCAAAAAGGCTTCGTGTCCAATGATGACTTTCAGAAGGCAGCCCATGGCCACATGAGCACAGAGCTTCTGATTTTTGATTCAGAATGGTCAAACGCGCTGGTCGAGTACTACGCCCAGAAGCAGTAACAGACATCTTCTCTCACCAGACCCGTACGCTGAGTTTTTCGGTGTACGGGTTTTTTAATTTAAAAACACAACCTCGTGCCCTCGAGCTGCAGGATATCGTCGTTTTTTTGGTTAAAAAAACATCATGAATCCACTCTTCAAAGACCATCCCAGAATACTTACAAGAAAGATCTTCATCCTTACCCCTGAAGCACCTCCAGCTCCACCTCCAATCAGAGGCGACCGCGAGGAGCTTCGTGAAGTCGTCAAGGCAATGAAGGAGGCCCAGAACGACCCCCAAAGGTTTCTCATGATAAAAATCTTCGACAATTCTTTCATTGACGATTTTCTACGCATGCTTCCACCAGGAGCTGCTCCGACGTTCAGACCCATCTGCGAGATCCTGATGTCAGATCTTGAAACCCTTTGCCTCAAGGAAAAGTTCAAGCACCGCAGAGCTAGACCGTCTCAAGTCGCAAAAGCCGAAGGCTTCGACCTTGGAGAATTTGATTCAGACACTGACGAGTCTCCAGCTTACCCGTCTGGACATGCAGCAGGCGCAAGGATCCTTGCCCTTGCACTGGGAGAGATCTTTCCTCACCGTAAAGAAGTTCTCATCGAGCTCTCCAGGATCATTGGCCAGTCACGAATCGACGGAGGTCTCCACTTCCCATCAGACATCGTCGCAGGTTTTGAATGGGCAGAATCACTGTGGCAAGCTTCCAGGGGTTCTGGAATGCGCATCAAAGATCACATCGTAAATAAAAAAATCGCCACAGAAGTTTAACCACATCTCAAATCCATCTGGCGGAGAAAAGCAAAACCAAAATAAAAAACAAGCCTCTCCCTCCCACACAGCTACCCACTGGAGCGCTTTCTAACTTTTAAAGCTGCATGCGAACATGCAGTCCAAGCGCATCAAAGAGCAAAAACCCCTCGGGGAGGGAGAGACTTGATTGAATGACCCCAAGGGGATTCGAACCCCTGTTGCCTCCGTGAAAGGGAGGCGTCCTAGACCAGGCTAGACGATGGGGCCAGCAAGAACATCTATATCGCCACCAACACTTGAAAGGTAATATTACTTATCATTTTCTACACACCTTTACCATTTTTCTAATTTAAAGGATAATTATTGATATGGACAACAATACAAACATTAGATTCGTAGGGATAGATAAAGAAACAGAAGAAGAAGTCTTCACCATGGAGACAGACAAATTTGTCATCTCAGTGCGAGACCGAAAAGGCTCCCCACATATTGAAATTAAGCCGCTCAGTGGCTCGTCAATACTAAGCAGAATGGAAGGAATATTATATTCCTTCTTCAAAGCAACGCCACCAACAAATATAAATCTCAATAGAGCTCAAGGCAGAAGCCTTATGAATGCAATCAGAAGAATCGTAGAAAAAAATACACAGAAACCATTGTCCAAAAGATAATGTGACGATAGATAAGTATCCCCAGTTTCAGGACACCCCAAAACCTGAAACATTCTCAACGGCTTAGGGCCTTTGGGAAAACCTTTCGGAGCTCCCTTCGCAAGTCTTCAGCGCTTTCTACCCCCCAGAAGCGCGCGGTAAAAGCATACAGTGCTTTGAAGCTTGGAAGGGAGTTCTTTTTTCTTCCATACGTCAACAAATGAAGCATCATGTCCCAGCCAGTGCACTGCTCCCTACTCACGTAAAGACATAAAGAATCCGTGCTACGGAATACCCTCGCAGTGCCTCCAGATAACTCCCAGCCACCAGGAGGATTGGGAAGACCAATAGGCGCCAGAATATACTCCTTCTGGTAGCCAACCCTGTCCACCCACCATCTGCTCGACACAACACGAGCAACCCAATAAGCAAAGTCTCCAACGCAAGTAGACTTCATCCAAGACCTGTCCCAGCAAGAACGCCAGTCAGGAAGGTTTCTTAAACCCCACGAACGAAGCCTCCGCCAACCAGCAGCATCCGTGCCGTCAGTAAAAGGCAAAAGATCGCTGCCGCATCTCCATTCAGTAAATACAGAACTCTTCAGTGCTCCAAAATCATCCATCATACCCCTTCCCTCAACCACAATCCGCCAAGCATACGAACTGCAGTATTCAGTGCGCGTCCGAGCAACCTGTCTCACAGACGGCTCAAACAAGTCACTGAAGCCTTCTGCCTCAATAGACATATTGGAAAGCACAACACTCTTCCTCTTGTACCTCTGCAGGTTCAGTGTAGTGATAGACCATCGCCTATGACCACTAGATTCACCCCAAGGCGCATTGCCAGACTCAGACTTCGGCTTGATCCTGTACTTGTGGTGCTTCCTCAGCATTACAGTAGCATACCTTCCGTAGCATACCCTGTCAAGTGGGCTGTTTTTTTTATCCTAAAAACATCTACGCCAGAACAATGATCGCTAGCGATCATTGGTATCCAGCAAACATTACAAAACGGTACAGCAAAGGACAGAATAAAAAAGTTATACCCAAAGTATAACTTTTTTACACAATGTTCCACGTGGAACAATTAGACAGTATGGCGAATTAGCGTGTCGCAGTGTGTCGAGAAGTGGGGCATTGTGTAGCAAAGTGTAGCATTAGTTAACTAATAAGAAAATTATGTTTCACAGTGGGCGGGCAACTCTGGTTTAAAAACGAGGGGATTACATAAGTTAAAAACTAGGGGATTGTCTGGTTTAAAAACGAGGGGATTGTATGGTTTAAAAACGAGGGGATTACATAATAATGGATGCAGCACTGGCTACCTTCTAATTCCCCTATCGTCTTCACTGGAGCGCGTGAAGCGTGGAGGCTTCCTATACAGGTATCCTGTGTCCTGAATCTTCCTGAGCCTTTCCTCTGCTTGCTGCACTGCCGTATCCAGTTCCCTAGCCTTGACTTCAGTGCCAAGATACTGATCATCATATTGGTGAGACATGACTTTCTTATGTATTTCAGTGATCTTGCACAGCCTATCTTCGATCTGAGACGGTGTTTCGTCTATGGAAGCACACATGTCCGTATTCTGAACGATGTCGATTGCAGTCTGTAGTTCAAGCAATCTATTGTCTCTCAGTGCCTTGGCTTTGTCGAACAGTGCGAGTGTTGCGGTGCCTTTCAGTGCCTCTGCCTGTATCTCTGACTGTCTATCTATGGATTCGGACAGGATAAGCTTATACAGGCAGTCTGCTTCAGTGCTTGCGTCATTGAGTTCTTCCAATGATGCTGCTGTTCTTATCCTCTCTATGAGAACATCGTGTTCTTGGTGAAGCGTATTGTGTCTTGTGGGGGTATTGCAAGACATTATGACAAGAGATAACGCCCCTATTGCATTCTTCATGTATTTCCTATTCAGTGGGCTATGCGTCCTATCGCTTTCCTTGCTTTCGCATGCTTTCGATCTTGTCTCTGAGCCTTTCCACTTCGTCTTCCAGGTCTTTCACTCTTTTTGTTGCCTTGTTTGCGTCAAGGAGTTCTTGCTGTGCGTCCTTGATTGCCTTTCCCACTGCTGTCTGACTCCACTGGTTCTTTGTCTTGCCTTCGGTGATCTTTTCCTTTGCGCTTGTCTTGTGTGATTCGATCATTGCCGTGATTGCGGGTGGATCGAGTTTTGCGGTTGATGGCATGTTTGCCAGTACGGATTCAAAGTCGTTCAGTGCCTTTGCGTCTGACAGAACGGAGATTGCTGTTTCTGTCTGTGTGGTTACTTCAGTGTTCTTGAGGTGGATTCCAAACAGCTTTGCTGGATCTACTGTGGTGGAGGAGTGTAGAAGTGCTGCTGTTGCGGTGGAGATGAGAAGAATGTTGTTCATTTTGGGATTCAGTGGGTTGTAATATTCGTTTGCCGCGATTTTTTGATTGGGGCAAATTTTACTCTTTCGCCATCTTGCTGAGAAGACGTATCGCCTTGTACTCGGGAGTCCTACGCACTCGCAGTGGAATCTTCGCGATCCTGTAGTCGAAGTGTCCTTGCTTCAGGAGATTCAGCCATTCTTCCTTCGACAAGGGAAGGGCGTCTCCGCAGAAGTCATCGTTGTCAATTGCTGCTTGCCTTACTTCGAACTTTTTGTCTTTCAGTGCGGTAAGGAGGACTTCATTGGTTGAGACATACCCGCTTCCAGCGGCACTCTTTCGGACAACATAACTGGAGTCTCTGATCCCCTTTGCGATCACTGCTTCGGTGGCGTTTTGATGACTGCACGCCGCTGCGCGCACATCGACTCTCTTGTGGTCGAGAAGGCGCAGAAGTGCCTTTTCGCTCATGCCGTAATTAAAAACAGCAGCCTCCCTTACTGCGGAGTCGTAGTGACTAGCAGCAAGGATCAAAAAATCAACGGGTGCTTTGTGGTGATCGGCAGCGGCTACCCACAAGTCTATGCCGTAACTGCTCTTGATCTCGTCTAACAAAACATTCAGATGCCTGTGCTTCTTGCTCATGACTTCAGTGCTCCATTCCTGCATTCAACCTTGAAATACACACTTAAGAATTCTGAAAGGTTTTCTGTTTTTTATAAAGGTTTAGAAGGATTATTCAGAATCGCGTTTTTTTATCGTAACTACAGTTAAGAAATGGACTTACGCTTGTTTTTTCTGCCTTGTATGCCGCGTACTGGAGAGCAAGGATAGGGTCTGATTTGATCCTGTCCTCTGCGGCCTTGCGGACATCTTTGTCCTTGTCCTTGATGGCAATATCAAGGATCTCAGGAGTGGCGTTGGGATTGCGTGCGGCACTCCAGCGAACATCCTCGTCCTTGTCTTTGATCGCAATCTTAAGGATTTCAGAAGTGGCATTAGGATTCTCTGCGGCAGCGCTACGAACAAAAATGCCCTTGTCCTTGAGGGCAACCATCAGGACTTCAGGAGTGGCGTTGGGATGCTCTGCGGCATGCCAGCGAATTTCATTACTCTTGTCCTTTAGGGCGATCATCAGGACTTCGGGAGTGGCGTTGGGATGCTCTGCGGCAGCGCCGCGAACTCTAGGATCGTCGCTGCGGATGTCTTGAAGAAGCTGGGATACATTGTTTGCCATGTTTAGCCTGCCTTCTTCTGTGCTGTCTTAAGCCTGTATTCTACAGCTTTACGAACATCCGCATCCTTGTCCTTGATGGCAATATCAAGGATCTCAGGAGTGGCGTTGGGATTGCGTGCGGCACTCCAGCGAACGTCCTCGTCCTTGTCCTTGATCGCAATCTTAATGATTTCAAGAGTGGCGTTGGGATGCTTTGCGGCGGCGAAACGAACACCCGCATCCTTGTGCTTGATGGCAATCATAAGGATTTCAGGAGTGGCGTTGGGATTGTCTGCGGCAAAGCAGCGAACATCCACATCCTTGTGCTTGATGGCAATCATCAGGATTTCGGGAGTGACGTTGTAATTGCGCACAACAGAGCAACGAACATCCTCATCCTTGTCCTTGATCGCAATCTTAATGATTTCAAGAGTGGCGTTGGGATGCTTTGCGGCGGCGAAACGAACACCCGCATCCTTGTCCTTGATCGCAATCTTAAGGATTTCGGGAGTGGCTTTGGAGTGGCTTGCGGCTCCGCTGCGAACATCCGCATCCTTGTCCTTGATCGCAATCTTAAGGACTTCAAGAGTGGCATTAGGACTCTCTGCGGCATAGCAGCGAACACCCGCATCCTTGTGCTTGATGGCAATCATAAGGAATTCAGGAGTGGCGTGAGGATTAAGCGCGGCAGCGCCACGAACCTCAGAATCCTGATCCTTAAGGGCAACATTAAGGATTTCGGGAGTTGCTTTGGGATGCCGTGCGGCGTTCCAGCGAACCTCAGAATCCTGATCCTTAAGGGCAACATTAAGGATTTCAGTAGTGACGTTAGGATTGCATGCGGCAGTACGACGAACTTCATCATCCTCATCCTTGATCGCAATCATGAGGACTTCAGGAGTGGCGTTAGGATTAGATGCGGCAGCGTAACGAACATTAGGGTCATCGCTGCGAATGTCATTGAGAAGTCGGGATGGTGTCTTTGCCATTATCTATTCTCTTCTTCTAAATCCTGAAAAGGAACAACGCTACCGTCTTTGTCAAACATCAGCCCAGTATAGATGACGATTTGACCGTAGTTGTCTGTTTCTATGTCTATGTCGTTGTCGTTGATAAACTTGATCCAAGCATCAATCAGCGCTCTAGTCTTCTTAGGTATTTTTGATGAATTCTTATTGCTCATGATTTTTTAATACCAGTGGCTCAAATAGTAATGTACTTGCACGACTGGATGTTTCGCAGATTTTTAGCCTCAGCAGGTGCGTCAACGATTTTCAGCGACGCGATACGAAGCGCGGAACCGTTCTGGTGATCCGCAAGGTCACTCCACGGACGCGCATGAGTCGCAGACACCAACTCCCTGCCTCGTGGCGTGTTGGCGTGCGCAATCTCCTTGATCTCACCCTGAATGAAAATAGTGGAAGTCGCAGACTTCCACCTAATAAGAATCTTGGAAAGATTCTCGTTCTTTACTTGCTGGGGAGTGCAAAAAACGATGCCGTCTTCGCCTTGCGATGCTGCAACAGCAAAAACAGAATTGATTTCATCTGCGGGAGCCATTCGGTTTGTAAAGTAAGTGTTAGGTGCGCTCATGTAGCCTCCAGTGCCAAAATGATAGCAAAACCCTTGAGCGTGTCAAGAGATTTGTATGTTACTTTCCCCGAAAATTACAGGAATGCTTTATTTTTAGCCGTTTGGATAGATGCGAGACTTTATCCTGCTGCGCACTTCCTCATACGATATGGGAGTGTAGTTGATCCTCTCAACGCAGACAGAGAAATACCGCAAGTCTTCAGAAACATTGGGACGCATCAGAGTGTCGGGAGAGTCGTCGGACTCTTCCATTACAGCCTCTGAATGAAGATGTGCGTGAATGTTTGTCCAACTACTTTTACTCCTGTGCCTGTACAAAGACGCAGGATGAATAGGAATATGCGAAAGAATCTCATCAGACAACTGATGAGTAGCCCTCACGTCTTTGAAATACTTGCGGTACACAGACAAGTCCATCTTGTCGTGATTGCCTTTGATTAAAATCTTGGAGCCATGAAGAGAAGAAAGAATGGATATGCTTTTTTGATCGAAAGCAACATCGCCAAGAACGTACACCTTGTCGCTGCTCTTGACCGTTGAATTCCAGTTCTCAATCATCTTTGCATCGCCTTCTGCTGCATTTGCAAAAGGACGAACCTTCTCGCCATTTAGACGCCTGAATGTGTACATGGCATCGTGGCCGAAATGAGTGCAGCCAATCAACCATACATCGCTCACCCTTCATCCTCCTTGTAGCAGTCCCATCCGCGCTCTCGCGCCGCGTCTTGGGGAAGAAGTATTCCACTCCCGCACATCTGGCGGTAAGGTTCGTTTGTTGCATTCATACAGATTTCCCGCCTAGCCTCGTCGCGCTCGGCGGTGAGGCGGGCGATCTCCCGCTCCAGTTCACGGGCAAACTCTGCACGAACAATGAACGCCGACCGCAGACCGTCCTCACTCCACCAGTTTGTTTCTGCTGCGTCGGTGCGTGGTGTTTGAGTGTCTTTCACTTGCCGTCCTCCTTCTTCTGGCGTCTTGGAAAAAGCACGCTTATCCCGATCCCTGCGAGGCAACACAGCACCGTCAGGACGATGCCGACAATCACTCCGATTCCAAAATTGTCGCTCACTTGCCGTCCTCCTTCTTCGGGCATCTTGGAAACAACACGCTTAGCCCGATTCCTGCAAGGCAACACAGCATTGTTAAGACAATGCCGACAATCACTCCGATTCCAAAATTGTCGTTCACTTGTCGTCCTCCTTGTAGCAGTCCAGAACCCTCGCCACCCCGTTGCCTTCCTCAATGATGGACAGCATTTGTGCTTCCTTGCGTTGAATAATGTCTCTAACTTGCTGCCTCGCCTCGTCGCGCTCATTGATTAGCCGCTCAATCAGTTCTGCGATCTCATCGGCACAGTTAATGTTGTGAGACAGCCTCTTGATCCTTGCGATGGCATCGTGTTCGTTCACTTGATTTACTCCTTTGGAGGCACGGGGTTCTCACGCTGTGCGGGAGTCAGCGTGTTGTAGTAGAGATCCTTGTAGAAGGTGGTCTGCTCCAAAAGGGCAGCCAACTTGCCTACAAGAGAGTTGGGGTCATAGCCACGGGTAAGGTCAAGCACATCGTTGACCTGTTGAGTCAGGTTGCGGAACTTGCTTGCTTTCTGTGCAGGCTTCTCAATGGCTGCACAGGCTTCATCCCGCTCCTGCTTCAGCCGATTCACCTGCGTCTCCAACTCATAGATTCGGTTGACGACATAAGCCTCAATCGGTGAAGTGTGCGTCTTGTTGCAAAACTCATCTGCTGCGATCTTGTTGTGATTAGTCATTGTCAATCTCCTTGTTGTCAAGCCTTCTTGGGCAGAGTGAGGGGGTAGGAAGGTCCGCTGACAACTTCATTCTGAATGAGAATGGTCTTCAGGGTGTCGAATGCCTCACCCATCTCCTCTGAGATGTCATCACATGCCTTCTCGATATCACGACCGCTGATGGAGCGTGACGAGACATTGTTGTTGAGTTTAGTAATCTTTGCAAACATACCCTCCATCGTCTTTGCGATGTCGTAGAGGTCAGATGCACTGGTGGTAACGGTCTTGTTGGTCTTGTTCTTTGTTGCAGTCTTAGTCATTGTCAGTCTCGTTGTTGTAAAACTTCTTTATTGGACACAGAAACGCTCCGTGTCTCCTTGTCGGTAGAGTACGGCAAGTAATGGTGTGCTGTCAAGCAAACATCTTGCGGATCTTCTTGTAGCCGTAGTATGCCACCATTGACACTCCAGCAACGATGGCTGCGGCTTTGATGCACTTCCAAAAGTTATTCATGGCTTTCTTCTTTCTGTGTTTCAGTTGATTACTTCTGTTGTGACGGGAACGGGCTTTGAGCGCTGCCTGTACTTCTTGTACAGGAAGTAGGCAAGGTAGGCAATCGTCGCCAAGACACCCATCTTCAACAGGGACAAGAACCATCCGCTGCTGGGCTTCTCATTGGTCTTGCTGCTATCCGCTTCCTCGGTGTGTGCGTGGTTCTTCTTGCAAGCACATCCCGAAAAGTAGAGACTGCTGTAGTGACGCAACTCGGATTCAAGATGACGAATCTTGTTGTCCTTGCTCAAGAGTTTCCACTTGGTGTCATGCAAGTGAATCATGTAGAGCAAGGACACCACGACGAATCCGACTGTGGAAAGCCCAAGCAAGATGTTGAGAGTGTGTGGGGTCACTTGCCGTCCTCCTTGTTAGGTGGCAGCACATCCATCACGACGAGATCGTCAAGGTCAGTCCAAAAACAGGTGTTGGCAAGTTCGTTGCGGAACTTTCCAATCCTGCCGTTTGAATTTAGTTCTAGCAGCGTCCATTCATTGCGTTGGATTCTTGTGATTATGTCCGTCAGCAGTAGCCGCTTGCCTATTAGTTCTTCCCATTTGTATTTATTCATTTCGTCGCTCACTTGCCGTCCTCCTTGAAGCAGTCCCAACCACACCAACGGGCGTAATCGGAAGCAAGCGTGGTCGGTTCACCATCGCTCAAACAACTAGCCGATTCGACTCTCTTACATACTTCCCTTCGTGCTTCGTCCCGTTGCCGCCTCATCTCGTCACGCTCGGCGGTGAGGCAGGCATTATTGTCCTCCATCACTACCGCAGCGTATTGTCGTTCACGCATCTGAATGAGAGCATCACGCTCCTTGCGAAGTTGCCCAATCTCCTTGATCGCGCAGTTGATGTAGTGCGCTGCGGTGGCGGGGGAGTCGAAGTGTCCTCCGTCCTCAATGGTTGCGACAATCTGCTGAAGCCGTGGGATGGGGTCGAAGTTGCTCATGTGTGCCGTTGTGGGTGCTGGTGTCATGGCTTGTCCTCCTCGTCTTGAAAATCATCGGGGTAGCACATCACCATTGCATCCGTCCAATCCTCGCACACCTTGCACATGGCGATGTCGGGGCGGT